GTACAGCCCCAAGTACAAGAAAAAAATGCCATATCTGCACGATGTACCTCATTTTAAATCCGGAAAAACCAGACGTGCCGCTTAACAAAAACGATGCGTTTCAAAAAGTACAAAAACGACACGTACAAGAAAAAAGGTGAGCGCGGTCCTATTCAGCATGATCAAAGCCCACCGTTTTTCTTTCACTTGAACCCTCTTTAAATGGCTTTAAAATATCATTTAAAAGCCATTGCAGATTCAAAATAATTCACTATCTTTATGCAATGTTAGGCTGCTATACCTGACACCTCATCCGGCTTCGTGTACAGCATCATGTCTGTATATTTAGCTTGATAGTTTACGCTTGCACTAAACTCCACTTTCCTGCATTCCTTGAATGGGCTGCCGACAAATGGGTTTCGGTCCATCCAGTCGCACAGTTCTAAAATGGAAGACTTGTTCGAAGTGAAATACACGAACGAATGCCCTTTCAGAACGGTTAGTACATCCAGATAGTCAGCCAGACGCCAGAACATCTTGTAAGTACCCACCTCGGTGGAGAGGTACGGCGGATCAACCAGGAACACCACACCCGGAACATCTTTGTAACGTTTGAATACTTCCTTGTAGTCTTCGCTGGTTATAGTCAGTCCTTCCAGATAATCCTTTGCTTCGGGATAGTCTGTCTGCCGAATCCTATTGTAAATGGCTTCTTTCTTCATTCCTTCCAAACTGGTCACATATTTCATGGCGAACAACAAGGATGCGGAAACCGTGATATAATCCACGTAGCCGTGCTCTTTTTCTTCCCTCTCAATACGGGCAAACATTTTATCGCGAATCTCCCCGGTTATACGTTTGTTTCTGGGTTCCCCTTCAGCTATCCGACGCAAATCGGATAACAGCACATTAGTGGTCGGGATATTTACAAGTCGGCAGCGGTAGTTGTCGAAGTCATTATACACAACGGTGGCATCAGACCTGACACATTTGGTAATATGTGACAGCAGGCCCGAGCCACCAAACAGGTCCACAAACACGGTGCTGTCCGGGAACTGTCCCAGCACCTTGATAAATTCCCTCGCAAACATGCGTTTCTGCCCCACGAAAGGAAGCGGGGCGGACAAATACATCTTTTTCATTTCATTCTGCTTTAAAACGGCCGCAAAGGTCCCCAGAATAAACGAAAAACAGCGGGAAACATGAACTGTTCCCGCTGCAAGACATATACAGCAAACTACACGTTCAACCCGAAGCGGACCGTCTCGTCACCGGCGATCAGCGCACGGGTGCCCGGGATATTATTCTCGTAGATATGTACATTGCCCAGGTAGAGAGTGATCGACTTCAAGGGAAGTTCTATCTGCCGCGCCATCAGGTACAGGTGATAAATATCGGAAGGCAGCCCGAGGTTCGCGTCACTGCTACGCTGGTAGGCGGATAGAACCAGTTCACCGCCATCTAACTGGAACTGTACCAGACTCAAACAGGGTGCCTGGTTGCTCTCGGCACCGGTTTCGCCCAGGAAAAGCACGTAGTTCTTGCTGTTGCGCCTCTCCCGGTTAATTTTCGCTATCAACGGGGGCAGCTTCTCGAAATAGGTCGGGTAACTGTTCACCAGGATGGAGCCGCAATAGTCCCACCAGTTGATGCCGACCTCCCGGTACTTCTCCACGTTGCGCTCACCCTGCATAAATAACTGCAACTCGCTGCGGAGCTTCTTACGGGCGATATTATGCCCCTCGAATATGTCGAGCAGGTCCGCCGGTGTCAGCGAGAGCTGCTCGTTCAGAAGGTACTGTATGTTTCCCTTCTTGTTGGTCTGTGTCTTTCCCGTGGCAAGAATCTTGTCCAGGATACGGTAATACTTGTTCATAGCCATTTCCTCCTTCTAAATTTGAAACACCCTAAAGATAAGGGGAAACGGCACTCCCTACGGCATAAAACAACCCGTTCACACTGCAAGCGTCTTGCAGTCGCTCTGGAATCGTTTCACCAAGGCATAAACCTTGCGTTCGCTCACCGAATACTTTTCGGACAATACGGCCACAGCATACGAGACTTTTTCACCTTGATCGAGTAGGCGGGTATAGTCCGCGTACAGGTCGATATACCGGGCATCTTCCAGACGAATGCCGGCCGCCTGAAGCCTTTTCAACAGCTCCCGGTTAAAGTTTAATATCTCAATCACTTTCATACAACAAAAAAATTATATCTTTGCATCGCCAATCATTTTTTAGACAACAAAAAAAACGTCAAACCGTGACAGAGGGTATTTGCCCCCGGTCGCGCGGTTTGGCGTTTCATGTTTATAAAAGTGATTGGCGTTACTTTTTAACAGGCCGGGGGCTTTTTTCTTATCCTCCCCCGAAGGATTTATTCCACCCGGTACTTCTCCGGATCAAAAGCGTCTTTCTTCCTCCAGCCGTCAGACAGCGTGTCCTGAACATGCTTCATGGCTTTCGTGTAGAAATCGGTCAGTTCCTCCAGTGTGACGAACTCCCGATATTGGGGAACCTCATCCGTACCGAACTTGAATGTCACGGGAAGCGTAGCACCACCAGTCTGTACGGCCAGATCATACGCTGCCTTATAATTGAACTGGTTTTCACTTGACAGCCATACCGGCATACCTTCATAGAGAAAACCGGAAAGTATCTCACGGTCAATTTGCTCATTATACCAGTCTGTAATGACGGACTTTATAGTATCCATGTGAGGTCTGCCGACAAAGCTTTCCTCCATATAGGAAGCGGATCCGTCTTCACGTTCCTGCACATCCCAGCGGATGCGCCATCTGTTGCGTGCCGGGCTCACGCACTCGATCAGTCTTATCCCGGATGTTCCTTCTACCCGTTTCATGTAAATATGTATTTAGTTCGACCTTTGCCGAAGGTTTCCGTCTTGATGGTGGTTTCGAACGGGAAGCCGTCCGGCATTTCCTTCACTTGCAAGAGGATGTTCTTCATCTCCTCGCTGTTGGTAAAGAACTTTTTCGGTTCGCCGTTCATCTCAATGGCCACGATACAGCGGTCCTCGCCCTGTTCGGTCTTGATGCCCGTCTCAAAGTCCTTCACAATAATCGGTAAGTTTACCAGTTCCCGGATGCTTACCACCACCCCGGGAAAACGTTTCTTGCCGTCCTCCGGCTTGTAGGAAACGTTCAAGTCTTTAAATGATCTCATGTCTTTGCCTGTTAATTTTTTAAACAACGTATGACAGTCGGCGTGCTTGGCCATCCCGTAGAACGACGCTATCAGCTCACGCCTCCTCCTTCTCGATTTTACCTCGTGCATTTTTCGGGCGAACTTCTGCTTGATGCGCTTGCGAAGGCGGACATGGTCCGCACCGAAAGTCACATACCCCAGAAAGTCGATGCCCTCGCCCGGCGGGAACACGCGCTCGTTCCCCTTCACCAGGAGACCGGCACACTCCATGCGCCCGTGGACGGCATCACGAATCTTCCACAGTTCCGCTTTCGTTTTACCCAGTACGACGCCGTCATCACAATAGCGGTAGAAATGACGCACAGCATACCTGTCCTTCAGATAATGGTCCAGATACACAGACAAAAGCAAATTGCCCAGCCCCTGCGAGCTGCGCAGGCCGATACTCAGACCTTCAGGCATCAGGCGGACAAAGCTCTCCAGCATGGTCACGAGCTTTGCGTCCTTGAACACCCGGCTGACGCAATACATCACAAAATCCTGCTTCACGCTCTCGTAGAATTTGGTGATGTCAAACTTGTAACAGTAACGCGTACCATCAGGGTCCTCGGCCATGTCACGGCGGACATACGCCAGGAGGTCGTGCATACCCCGTCTCTTGATACTGGCGGAGGTGGTACGGATGAAACGTTTCCGCAGATGGCGGTCCACCACCGCCATGATGGCATGCACGGCGATGCGGTCCTTCATCGGGATCACCTGGATGCGGCGCAGCTTGCCGCCCTCGATGATCTCGCGTTCACGGTAGTCCTTCACGCGGAAAGTACCGGATGCGATCTGCGCGGCCAGCTCCTCCAACACCTCGGGCTTATGCGCGAGCAGATAGCCCCCCTGGCGGCTGCGTTTACGCTTGCTGCCGCGAAGGACCTGCCGGAAGGAAGCCTCCATGTTGGAAGGCTCCACGATCTCCTCGATGATATACCCAACCCTGCGCATAAATTACTGTTTATTGCTTTTAATACGGGGCCTTCAATCCCCCGGGCCCGGCTTCTTCGAACCGTTTCCGGCCTACCAAACCCTACCCGACACTTTATTTTTCAGTTTTCCGGCCCTTGCGGACCGCTGTTACTGCGGCTTGCCCCCCTCGGCACCACGGTGGGGACAAGTCCCCGGTGTTGTACGCCGATTAAAATTTCCTTTCGATTGTTGTTCAGACGAGAACCGATGTTCGTGTTCGTACTCGAGGAATCGGTGTTCGCATACGACATCGAAACACCGCCATTCGGGTGCGCGTTGTGGTAGCCACGATAGACCACACGGCCTATGGGGAGGCGCCACCTTTCAAATGCAAAAGTACTATTTTCAAATTATTATTTAACAAACAGATACAAAACCTGACGTCAAAAAATATTTTTCGACGGGCTGACGCCCGTAATGAACGGCGTTCCCCTGCTCGGGGAACACCGGACGTTTTGTCGCTTCGCTCCCGCTTTGACGCTTTACGCGGCCGATCATGCAACCTCGCTTATCGCTTTAAACGCCACGGCGCTCGACGCCCTGACGAGCCGACCGCGGAAGGCCAGACGAGAACCGATGCTCGTGCTCGTACTCGAGGAATCGGTGTCCGCACACGACATCGAAACACCGCCATACGGGTGCGCGTTGTGGTAGCCACGATAGACCACACGGCCGGAGGCAGTGGATATGTAGTAGATGTCGCAGTAATTTGTCGAGGAGGAACCCGAAACGGAACCCACCGGAATCACGTCCATATATTTGCCATGCGCCACGGCGGTAATCCAGATACCGGAGCTCACGGAACCCTTAACCAGGCGGGTACTGCCGTCAGGCATCCAGATGCGCCACTTCCCGGAATTGCCCGTGTCATTAGGGAGGTCCACGCCGTCCATCATGTCATATTTATGACCATAGATGTCCTCGTAGCCAAGGCAACAAATATTATTCACCTGCGTAACCGTGGCCCCGCCGTAGTCATCCTTCTCACGGTACCACGCATACTGGTGGACGGAGTTTTCTATCAGGCTGTTCGTCACATTAGGGTTGATTGAGGAGGCTTCCTCGTAGCCGATCGTGTCCGTCATCCCGCGGCTGGCAGTACCACCCGTAGTACGGTTGTTCGTGTGAGAGCCCGCGCCGCATTGTTCCTGGCTGTCACGACGACCGTACTTCGCGTAGAAAAGATTCGCGATGCGCGAGTGCATAAGGGCATCAATCTGCTGCATACCGCGCTGGACACTGTAATAGTGAAAATCAGCCCAGGTCATGCTCGCCGTAGTACTCCCGCCGGTAATGCAGGCGCGAAGTTTGGAACCGACAACACTGCTGCCCACAACGGCACACAAGTGCTCGTCATTAGGCACCCATTCGGGTTCCATATCCTCGATCCTGTCACTGTTAGAAAGGACAACCTTATCGAACTCTGCCGTGTTCAGAATGGAGAAGTGAAGAGCAGTGGCACCCTCCGGAACATCGGCAATCAGGTACATACCGGCCTCGAACTTGTTGCTCAAGGTAGGGACGACGATTGAACTGATGACCGTGCCGGAATCGTCTGTGAAAATGCTTCCGACAAGGCTTGTACCGGGAACGCTCGGGAAACGCACACGCTTGTAACCGTCCACGTTCACCTTGCATACCGAATACGTACTGTCAGTACTGTAGCTGTTCGAAAGCGTATCCTTTCCGCTCATGATCTTACGACCGGAAAGATAACCGCCACTCGTGCCCTTAATGTCGTCAAGCGTAAGGACGTCAGCATCCGGAACGGAAGGCATGTTATCCGAACCGTTACTGCTGTAACAGGAGTAATGCTTGCCGTTCAGGTAATCATTGATACCCTTGCTCCAGAAGAAGGGCTCGTACATCATCCAGTCACCTTCAGTGCCGTCCAGTCTGGCAGCCGTGCCGTCGGCGTACTTGTTGCTGTCCGTGTCGTCCAGCGGGTAGTAGGTCATCTCACCGTCCAGGTTGTTCACCGTGGTATCAACGTTCGCCATGTTCACACCCCGCGTCGTCGCTTTTTTAGTCACTTTAGCAAGTACACGGTGACGCTGCTTCAGGATGGCAGAAATATGACCGCTCACCTCATACGCGTTGTCATACTTGTAGCCGGTACCGTTGTCAAGGTTGCTCACGTTCGCGTCATCCGATACCTCGTCGTCGAACTCGATCATCGTGTATTCCGGCTGCCGGATATTCAGTTCCGGGAAGTGCGCCTTCAGAGCGCTGTACGTATCGTCATCAATGTAGCGCGTGAGCTGTACCGTACCCACCAAAGCGCACGTGTCCGTAGTATTGCCATCGGAATCCACACCGCCCATCCCGACAAACTTATTCAGCCACGTACCGTCATCCTCGCGGTCAATACCGGTTACTCTGATACGTTCCACACCCGTGCAACGGCCCAGCAGGGTTTCCCAGTCAATACCTGGACAACTGTCAAAGATGAAGGTCTTCACCTTGCTGTAGCTTTCTAATGTCAGCCCGCCGGTGGTCAGTCTGCCCAGATATTCCAGACGGAGGCTGGTCAGTGTACCGGGAAGGTGGAGCAGCGTCACGGGAGAACCCTTGGCTAGCACCACGCTCTGCACCTGCGTACCGCGGGCCTCAAGTTCTTCCAGCTTGGTCTGCGCACTCAAATCCAGCTCGGTACTGGTACTTCCCCCGGTTTTCGCCTGTGCCTGGTTACGAAGGTTGAGTTTACGTAGCTGCTTGCAGTTGCCGATGTTCAACCACCAGCCGGTACTGCCGTTGCCGGAACTTTGAAGGTTCAGTTCGCGCAGCACGGTACATTTGCCCAGGTCGAAAGCGTTTTTCAGGTGGTCGGCGGCCCCGCTCATATCCAGCACCTTCATACGGCTCGCGCCATAAACCCTCAAGGGATCGTTCACCGTATAGGCACCGGTGATGGAAAGGCTCGCAGCCGCATCTTTCTTGATGATGCCGGTATTCCCTATATTCGGGCTGTTGTTCGTACCGTAGCCGAAAGCATAAACCTCGTTGGCCGTAATCTTCAGCACGTCGGGGGTGTCAGCAGCCGTACGTGCCAGATAGAGGTCGATGTTGTCACTGGTGAAATTGCTCGTGCCGTACTTGGCATCCAGAAGGGCGAAACGATTACGCACGAAATATTCACGGTGCGCACGGTTACTGCCCTGAAGGGCGTAGATGAACGGCCACACCTTGCCGTACATCTCCTGCGTGGCGGGCAGGATGTACTTCAGCTCGCCGCTCTTGTTATAGGCACGGTCGCACCAGTTGCCCGCCTGCTCCACGTTCAGCATGTCCAGGACACGGCTGGTGGTAAGTACACCGCGAAGAGCCTGCGCCTGTGTCTTCAGGTCAGCGTCCAGGTTGGCCAGAACGAGGTTCCAAAGCCAGCTGTCACGGCCTTCAAAGGCATATTTCCCGGCCTCGGCATCATAAGTGTCGCGGTCGGTGGTGTAGTCATACACCAGGAAACAGTCGTTGCGTTTTCCCATCTGGGTATCACCGTCGTAGTAGGTGATGTACCATATCAGGCCGTCCCACGTGCGCAGCATCATGTTCTTCGCACGCTGGTCAACGGCAAGGAAATAGTCCGTCCAGAGGTAATACGTCAGCAGGAAAGCCTTGTCGAAATAGTCACTTATCTCGTCCCTGAACTTCTCGCTCTTAAAAGTGGAGAGGTCGGCGCTCGTCGCACCGTCCGGAACACACGAGCGTATCCATGCGTACAACCGTTTCACGGCCGTACGCTGCGACTCGTCAAGGCCCGCCCATTTCACATCATCCGGAACGTTGGTCTCGGCACCGGCATCAAACACCTCCTCCAGATGAGCGTCACTTGTGGTCTTGAAAAGGCACATGGCCTCGGTATTGTTCAGCATTTCCAGAGTGAGGGGACAGGCAGGATCGTAACCCTCCACGCCACTAAGGCCGAACAGGTCGCCGCTCTTGCTTTTCTCGTTGTTGAAGTTGTACTGCCCCACATAGTCGTTCTCGCCGTCCTCCGCAGCCGCCACAAACATGTCGATAGGCACACCGTCGATAGCGGTACGCACGGTGACCGCGTTCAAATCGCTGCCGCCCGTCTCGTACTGGTAACGCTGCGGAGGGGTGAGAAGCCCCATCTCCTTCAGCACGTCGTTGAACAGTTTGGCACCGCCTGTGTTCAGCGACATGGACGAGTCGGAATAATCACTCTTCAGACAGATCAGGTTCATGGCGATGCCACCGGGACGGACAGGATATTTCTTTTCCGCCTGCTCCTTGCCGCCAACGGTGAAGCTAAGGTTCGTGCCGCCCTTGCTGATATAGATACGGATGTTCTTGCTCGGATATTTCGTGGAACTGGTACCCTGAATACGGATATAACAGTCACGAAGCATGAAGTCGTATTCGGATCCGAAAGGGGAGTAATAGAAGATATCAGCCGAAAAGTCCGTCTTCTTGTTGTTCTCGGCATACACGTCATCGAGCTTGTTCTGGCGCACGATACGCAGCACCCCCTTGCCCTTGGCACGCAGCTTGTCCATATCCACAGTGTCGGTATCACCCAGGATATCGTTCTCTTCGTACAGCGCGATCATCTCCTCACCGTCCGCACTGTCCACCATCCGGTTCTCCAGTTCCTCGTCGTCACTCAACCGGCGGGTATAGATACGCACGCTCTTTACCTCCACGTCCGCCCCGGCGCTGTCAATGGTGATATATTTCGGATTGTCCTGGCGGAAGCTGAAGGCGTTGTCGTAGATGTCGGCACCGGTACGGTTGCCGTCCACATAAAGCTCCATCAGACGGCTCTCATTGCGGGTACCCACCATGAGGGCCACCTTGATCCACCGGTCTTCCACATAATTCGTGCCCAGCTTGATCTCACGCTCCACCAGCTCGTCGTCCTCGTTGGTATAGGACACTTTCTCACCGGTCTTGAAACTCGCTTCCGAAGGGGTGATATAAAGCCCCTTGCCACTGTCGAGACAGTCCACAACTGCGGTATCGCTGTCAGTGGGATTGCTTACCCGGAGGGTCAGTTCAATGGTCAGCCCCGTACTTTTCACATCGGTGGCAAAGGGCCGGTAGCCGATGACGGCTTTCGCACCGTTGGTCAGCTTCAGCGCCTCACCCGTCCAGCCGTTGCTGCTCCAGTCAAAACCCTCGAACGTGGTCTCCACGCCGTTCGACTCCCATGTTCCGGGGTTACTCTCCCCGTTGCTGCGACCCGCCGCGTCAAGCTTGACCGCTAGGCCGTAGGTGGCCTCGCTGATATCGATACCGCTCTCACCCACGTCGATGCGCAAAGTGTACCCGGTCGGACCGGCTTTCAGGACAAGCGTCTGCGTGCCTTCCTCGGTAAACCGGTTACTGTAGGTCATCATGCTGCGGGGAGCGCTCACGGTACTGCTCTTGACGCCGTTTTTCCAGAACTCCACTTCAGCGGGCACACGGTCGGGATCATAGGCCACCCAGTCGAAAGTGAGCTTCTCGTAGCGGCCGGCTTCAAGGACCGGCTCCAGATGCTCGTCCCGTCCGAGGACATGCCCGTCGGCATGAATGAGCTTCAAACCGATGAAGGGCGCGCCGGTTCCGGCCTTCAGCAGGTCGATATGGATGCTCTCGCTTTTCAGCGTGAGGTCGTCAGTTTCCATCTCGGCCACCAGCTGGGCGGTATGCCGCCCCACGGACAGGCCGGTCATGGAAACCTCGAAACTGCCGTTCGTCGTGCCGCTGCGGGTGACCGTATGCGCGTTCTGCTGTACACCGTCCACGTACAGGCTGACGGTTTTCGTGCCGGTACCGCTCACGGCGTAGGGTATACTCGCGGAATCATAGGTACCGTAACCGCCGTTCTGGATGGTGGCCGCCAGGTTGTAACCGCAGGAAAGGGACAGGGTGACGCTCTTCACGCTCACGTACGCCTGCTTCTTCTGCGCCTTACCCGTGGTGGGATCGGTAGTCTCGGCAATGACGTAGATATCGCTCGTGCCCACCAGCAGGTATTTGGTCAGGTCAAGGGTATAGGTACCCTTGCTCACTTCCTTCAGCGAGGAGGAATAAGTGGTGGTCGTCCCGCGCTTCACCTGGATGGTGACGGTCGCTTTCTGTCCGGTACTGCTACCCTTGTCATCACCGCCGGCAACCTGGTGGTCATAGGTATAGGTAAGTTTCACCGCTCCGCCTTCCTTCACGGTTTTCTTGTCGGTCTCGGCAAGCAGCACGATCTTGGTGGTGGAGGACTCACCGCCGCCACCGCTGCCGGCCGGGATGTCAACGCTCGCGATCTCCGCCCCGCTCTTGTTGGTCAGCGCAAGGCGGACACTACTCTCGTCGTCGCTCACTTCCGCGCTCATGCCGAACACGGTACCGGCTTCCACCTCCTGGAATTTGGCGGCGACGGTCTTGTTCTGGACGGGATTGGTACTGTCAGCATCCAGACTCTCGTCCACTTCCAGCTTGTCGATGGTCAGATCCACGTTGCCCTCGCTGTCGGGAACTTTCTTCTCGCCGTTCACCGTCAGGCTCTTCATCGTTCCGGCACCGCCGAAGTCCTCCCAGCTCGCCTCCTGCTCCCAGCTCGACAGACTTGTCCCCACGAACTGTTTGGTCTCCCATTTGCCCTGCGAGACTTCATAGGTGATGCAACGGCCCTTGTAACGGTATTTCTCATCCACGGCACCGATCGCGGAGGAAAGGACATAATAACCGCTCTCCAAAGGGACTTCCGCCGTCACATTATACGTGTTACCGCCACCACCCGTACCACCGGGAATATCAACGGAGGCAATCTCCGTCCCGGTCTTCCCCAGCAGGGTGAGTTTCACCGTGTCGTTCTCCTCATCAGGGACGGCCGTCATGCCACCGACCAAACCGTCGTTCACACCGGCGGCGGCATCCTCCGCCTGTTTCGCAGCCGCGGATGCCGCTGCCGCGGCGGAATTTGCAGTTTCAGCAGCCTGATTGGCGGTACCGGCCGCATCAGACGCCATACCCGCAGCTTTATTCGCCAAAGCCGCAGCATTATCCGCTTTCGTGGCAGACGCATTCGCTGTGGCAGCGGCATCATCGGCCGGTTTACGCAAAAGGGTAAGCGGAGCACTCACCAGCTCACTGCCGCGAAGGGCGGGGAGACTTTTGATATTGTCAAGGGAGCTGACCTCCACAAGTTCATCAACGCTCTGGCTCTCGGCCTTGATAGCGTTCAGGATCTCCTGTTTTTCCGCATTTGTCATAGCTAATCCTCCATTACCCTTCTATCTGTTTCACTATTTGGGAATAACAGCCCGGAGTAAGACCGGTAACAGCTTCCTTTATCAAAACCGCATCCTCCGATGTCAGATCCACATCCGCATCGGAACCCATAATCCTCATGCAAAGACTGTAAGCATGTAATTTCTTTTCATTATCCGTCTGAATATTACCGCTCGGACGGAAACCGGTACCGTTGAACAGGCACTGGGAGACTATGACTCCCATACACTGGGGTTTCTTATCAATCAACAGCACGCTACCGTCGAAATCCTTAAAATACACATTAAAATTTACTTTCATATCCTTTATTTTTAGATATATGTCATCTTAACGACAATTCCATTAACAACCTCAAGGGTATAGTTATAAGTTATAAAATCACTCTTTACAGCCCACTGGAAGGTACCTGAAACACCCTTTCGGTAACTGTATGTCCCATCGCTGGCCAGGCTCCATCCCGTACCGTAATTGTTCGACAGGATATCACCACAATACACCGCCCCGTTCACATGCACACCACCGTCAAAATAGCCGGCATAAGTATTGGCACTGATAGGATAGCTCTGACCAGAGGACTTGCTGGAGGCATAGATAGCGGCACCACCCAGATTCGAGCCTACGGCCTTGACACCGAACCGTCCCTGCGTGGCGGCATTAAAGGACACATCCACAATACCCTCCATGTCCGTTTGTGAGACACCAAGTTTCAGACTGCGGGAATCATTGCCGAAATAATCACCGGCTTTCCAGTACAACCGTCCGGAATCAATCGTAAAACCGCCGATTTTACCCTCATAGGCATACACTGTACCGTAAATCTTGGCGTTGCGCGTCTCAATACTACCGTCTTCCAGAATCTTGAAATTATCATTAGCCGTAACAAGCCCCTCCAAAGTGATATTATCGCCCTTGATTTTTACGCCGTCACCCCCAACACCTACAAGGGATTTCAAATTTCCATCACCGTCAATGGCATACAACCCGGAATATTTGGAAGTAACCATCAGGCCGGTCTCTTCCAGCAGGTTCTCGTCTTTGTCGAACACCGCCGCCGAAATCTTTACCAGACGCTCCGACTGCTCGAAAAGGGTTTTATAACGGTGTGTCAGGGATTCCACACGGTCGGTGCTCAATATGAGCATATACAGGTAAATATCACCGGTAAAACTCAATTTAAAATCACCTGTACCGTTCCAGAGTCCGCTACAGGTGTACTGTACGTACCCGTCGGTCGCGGACAGTTCTTCCTCCACCTCCATGCTGTTGAAATTGGCAAAGCCTGTCTTATCCACACCCACAAACTCCACACGCAGCGTGCCGGCCTTGGCACAGCGGTAAAAGAAAGTCAGGAACACCGGGACGGCTTCCTTCTCCCCACTGTCATTTTCAGGCATGGAGGGAATACTTTTCAGGTTCTCACGTTTCTGGAGGATGTACTTGTTACGAATCCGGACAACCGTACGGCCGTCATCCTCGGTCACGCTCGCGCTGTCACCCTTCCTCGTCAAGACGTTACCGTTCGCCCAGATCCACCGGTTGCCCACAAGGAAGAACACGGTCTCGTTCTCCGTGTTCCACTTCATAAGGCCGTCATCAAAGGCGGGGTTATTCAGGTAGCCGCGCTCGGTGGCGAAGTCATTCCGCAGGGCGGTGACGGAACTGACGATTTTCCCCTCGACTATCTCGAACTTCGTCTTGATATCCTCGCCCGTTACCAGAAGGAACGTACCACGCAGGTAGGCGTTGTCGCTGTACAGGCCATCACCGTGAGGCTGGTTGTCTGAAGGGAACCAGTCGTCACTGATACCGTCAAGGTTGCCCAGACGGGCACGCAGGCAGCCGGTGAAGTTCTTCGCCTTCACCACGTCCATCACGTCCACACGGGGCTGCCCGTCCTCGGTGGCGGAGATCAGGATCAGGTTCTGGCGCAACGGATTCTCCGTGTTGCCCATCAGCACGCACTCGTCACCAGCCTCCGGAAGGGAAGCGCCGAACTCGTCCTCGCCCACGAGGATGGAACCACCCTCCACGCCGGCCACCTCAACCCAATAGCTTTTCAAATTCCCGCCGCTGAAGGTCTGGCAGCGCATGAGGTCATGGGCCACGAAAGTGTTCTCCTGCTCGAAGGTGATCCTCCAGTAACCGCCCTCAAGAACAGCGGTCTTTATTTTCCCGTTGGCGGCACTGACACAAAGCTGGCCGCCGACGCTGCGTACCTTCTCGATAAGCATCTCCAATACTACCATGACCTGGCGTACCGTCAGCTTGTCGATGGTCAGATGGGACAAAGCGTCCTCCATCCAGAGCCGCCAGCCCTCACCGAAAAGACCGTCCACGAATTTCGGACTGCGAAGAAGCTCACGCACGACAAGGGTCAGCAGCCCGGCATTGCCCTTGTCATCAATACCCGCATTATCCTCCTGTCCGAAAGAGGCTCCCGCTTCGAAGGTGATCTTCCCCTTTGCACGGTCATTCTTTTTTTTGCTGATGTGTTCCGCCTGGCTTCTCCGCGCGGAAAAAAGATTGTTGTCCGTAGGCAGTGTCTTGTCCCAGCTACGGATAATGTCAGGAAGCGCGGCACCCTCCGCCTTTGACTTCGTATAGTTTTTCAGTTCCCCGATACTGTCATTCACCCGTTCAAACGCACCACTATGCAGGGCATCGCTGATCTCGATGTCCATCTCCCCGGGTTGGTTCACCTTCCGGGTAATTTTCGTGATACGGCTGCTGCGATAACCGGTTTCGGGGAAATACTCCTCGCTTTCAAGTCTCACACGGCGGCCTACGGACAGGGAAACACCGTTCTCCTCAATCCACACATGGTCGGTCGGGGCCTTGTAAACGGCAAGATCCTGCCAGCATTCGGTATTGAACTGTTCCACCGCCGTAAGAAACTCCTCCTCGGCAAGCGGGTAATATTCGTCCGGCATACGGATATTCCAGAGAATATAACGGTCACCGGATTTCGGGACAAGTTTGCCGCCGGGGAGTTGCGTGTCATCATCATAGGGCCATATCGTAATAATCTCGAACTCACGGGTGGCACTGTTGAAATTCACCTCGAAATAGTGGTCCTCACCCTGCCCCAGTCCGGAAAGGTCACCGTCCTGGAACGATACACGTTTGGTCTCGTCGGGCAGCTCGTAATCGTTCGGATCGAAGTTCAGGCTGTCGTCCCTGAAATAATAGACCGTGAAAGGGTTGCCGTCGTCATCTTTCACATCTTCGCTGCGCACACTGCTGACAGCCCCGATCCTGCGGGGATAAATGCCGCTGAAGGCGTCTTGCTCGTAACGGTCATAGATGCCGTACTCCTCCGTATGTATCTCGACATATTGCCTGCCCCCCGGAAGCATCAGGCGGCTATGCCCGTATTTTGACGGATCTATGTTCCGCGTGCTGCCTACCGGAAACAACCGGGTATAAAAATTGTCGGTACCCGTCGTGTCGCGTTCGATTCCGGTCAGTCCCTTCCCGTAGCCCAGCGTTATTTCCTCGCCATGCTCACACCGGCACACGTTCACGGTCTGGCCTTCCACCCACCATTCAGCCTGCCCGCCGACCGCTTCGGCTATCTCTTTCAGGGCTTCGTTGCAGTACTTCCCCTCGTAATCGATGACGATAAGGTCCGTACCGTCCACCCGCCCCACTTTCCAGTCGGTGGTGTGGTTCATTCCGTCATTGATACACTTCACGATCATGGCCACGTGTTCACGCGGAGTCGCTGTCAGTGTGAACACAGGCTCGGTGTTCCCGTCGGTGGTCTCCAGCACAAGAAAACGTCTCACCAGGCTCTCGATGCCGTAAAACTTCAAATCATATACCCACTCCTGGCCGCTCTTCTGCTTCGGGGCGTACCGTTCGGTCAGCCAGTAGCGCTCACCCTCAAAGTCCACCCGGTCATTCACGTCCAGGGCGATATATTCGTAATGCGTGAAAGAGAGTGTCAGGACATTGTCACCCTGTACCTCCTTCACCTGGGTGGAGCTGTCACCCGCCTCTATATCGGTCCGTCTGTTGCCGTTGCTGTCATAGATGGTCAGCATGTCTGTATCTTATTTAAACGTCGTTTGAATAGGGTTTGAATCACATTTATATGACCGGGACAGGTTCCCGGAACTTCACCTTGAACTTGCCGGCGTGCACGCCTTCCTTCCAGAGATAGGTCAGAGGCTGGAACTTGCTGCAATCCGTATATTTCACACGGAGAGTCAGGGCAAGTTGGGGAAAGGAAATCTCAAGCCACCCGTCACGGCCTTTCTTCAGGAAATTGATGAACTCGAAATACTTCTTCAGCCAGCCGGCCTGCGTTTTGCCAAACAGGGCGAAATGAAGCGTCACGTCACGGGCCTCGTTCCTGGGCGTCAGCACGGAGGAATATTTCTCCCCGTCCTCCTCCCGGATATTCACGGCCGTATCCGCTTTCGTCTTGCTCGGGGTCAGGATGGCGGTCAGGTTATCCATCCCGCCGCGCTTGTCCTCAACGAGGAACACCCCGTATGTGCTCCAGATGTCGGTACCGTTGACAAGTACCAGACCGCCTAATATCTTTTCCATATCATTTGCATTTTACTCCGTCACGATTGATTTTACGAATCTCTTCCTCTATTTTGCCAAGGTGCGACGCGCTCGTGCCGGTGTTCTCCTCGATACGGGCAAGATGCCCCTCGGCGGTGTTCATCTTGTCGATGACGCTCTCCATCTTCTCATCGATGCTCGACCAGTGTTGCAACCCGCTGGTGAACATGCCGTCCAGTTTTGTACCCTGGTCCTGTGTCATGGCTGAAAAACCGCCGGTTTTGGCGCTCTGGCTCGTACCGCCCGAGTTATCGTACCCGGTGGCCGCGGCAAGATTGTCACGAAGAGCGACGGCTTCCTCGACATACTTCATGTACTCGTCCTGGAGAGCCTTACGCTCGGCTTCTGTAAGGTCATTGTCTTCCATCGCCTTGCCGAATTTCTCCCACCAGCCTTTCAGCTTGTCGGAATACAGCTCACCGATCTTGTTTGACAGCATCGCACGCATGAAATACTCGGATATGTCCTCCGCCGCGGCTGCGGCATCATACTTCATATCCATCAGGTTATCCACGAAACTGCTGTACATGCTGTCAAAGGAAATACCGGTGAGACCTTCATACAGCTGGTCGGTAAGTTCCTCCAGCTTGCCCGCCTGGTCGATGTAGTCATCCAGCTTCTCGGTCAGACGACCTCCATATCCGCCCTTGCCGGTATCCTGGATCTGCGTCCACATGTCCACGTTACTGCGCAACTTCTTCATCTCCTCCGGACTTAGGTTCCAGATGTCACCGTTCCAGCTACGCCCGATCTGACCGCTCAAACGGTCAATCTGTTCCTGTGAGAAACCGCCCCAGTAATAATTCCAGCTGTGATGCGAACCGTGATAGCCGGCCTGCGACATGGCCATGTCCAGATAGTTCGAGTTCGTCTCCTGCTGGAGCCTGTAGGCATCCCGGTAGGCGGCCACGGACTTTGTACCCTTGCTCGCCTTGATCTCCTCCGTCAGGTCCTCGATAGCCGTCTGCAAGGTCTCGTTACGCTCGGTCAGCCGGTCGATGGTTTCCTGGACCTCTTTGGCATTGCTTGAAGTCGTCCAGGAGGAAAATCCGCCCCAGGTCAATGCGTCGAATATCTTGCCCACACCGGAAAGCAGCGATTTTCCGATAGTCACAAAAAGATCACCGGAAAGCACATCGTCAAGAATACCGCTCACGGCATTGAACACCGCGTCGAGCAGGCCACCGATGACCACACTCAAACCATCCTTGAAAAGGTCTATAATACTTACAATCCAGCCGACAACAGGCACATCCTCAAGTGTTTCGGAAACCTTTCCGAAAGCCTCGCCCAGTTTGCCGTCCACTTCCTTGGCACCTTTGCCGAGTGTGATCAGGCCATTATACGCCCCGCTGATACTGCCGGAGGCAATCTGCTGCAATCCGTCCCTCACATTCTCCATACTGGTCTTCAGACCGGAGGCAGTATTCGAGAGGGACTGCCGGGCACTGTCAGCCGTTTCCTGCAAGGCGTTTATATTCTCACTCGCGGCATCGGCATTAGCCTGCGCCGTTTCCAGGGCTTGCCGGGCGGACTCCTTCTCCTGTTCGGTTCCGGACTGTTGCGCCTCAATGTATGATTTCTGGGCGGCAATGAGCGCCGTATAGGTGTCCGCATACACCGCCTGTGCCTCCTTCAGGTCTGAAAGGGCTTTCTGGTAGGCAGTAACCTCGGCACCCAGTTTCTTGAAACTGACCTTGCCGGAACCGCCCAAAGCCCTCTCCATCTGCTGGACGGCAGAGACAAGCGCGTCCTGACTGGCATGGTCGGCATTTCGGAACTCGTCAGTGAGCATGTATTTTCTGGCATCCGCCAATACAGGCTTTATCATATCGGAAAACATCCCGCCGAATTCACCGAAGACAGTACCCCAGTCAATACGGGCTTTCAGTTCCTGCACTTCGATGCCGGCAAGTTTGCTGTCACGTTCAACACCGAGAGAGAGCTTCTCGCTGCCGGATGTCGTCTTTTGTATCTTTTCCGCATATTCGGTCGCGATGGCGAGTTTCTTCTGCTGGAAGGTGCCGTAGGCCTGCAAATATTCCTGCATCACTCCGAACTCTTCCCGATAAGCTTCCGCTATTTTTTTCTGTCGGCCGGACTCGTTCAACTCACGGGCCTTGTCTATTTCGGACTGCTGATCTTCCGACAGCGAACCGGACTGCCCCGCTTTCGCGTTGTCACGTTTCCAACCGGCTTCCTGCTTGGCTATTTCATCCTTGCGTGCCTGGTATTCATTGTCTATCTGGCGCAGCTTCTTCTCCAGCCCCTCGGTCATCATCTCAATCTCCGCCTCGTCATTCTTCCTTTGCAGCCCGACGAGTTCCTGGCCCAGCTTTTCAGAAACCTGTTTGCGGCGTTGGGCTTCCTTCTCCGCCTTGTCCGCCTTCTTCCGTTCGGCCTCGGAATCCTTATCCTCACCGGGCTTGACCTTGTCGTACTCCTTTTTGGCGGTATCGACGGCATCCTTCAGTTCTTTCGCCTTCTTCTCAAACTCCTCACGGGAAAGGCTGTTGGACGTTTCCTGAAGAAAGGCGTTATAAGCCTTGAGCGCGTCCTGGTATTTCTCTTTTGCCGCAGCCACCCAGTCAGTGCTTGAATCCGTGGGCAGGTTACGCCGGTTTTGTTCCGAAACCAGTTTGTTCAGCTGATACTTCAGTTCGTCACGGGAATAAGTTCCGGTAAGATTTTCGTCACCCTGCGTAATCTTTCCGTATTCCTTCTCCTGGACAGACATCCGGGCAAGCAGGGTTCTACGCTGCTTTATCTGCTGTGCAAGGGTCTCGTTACTCACACCGGTCAGGTTTTCGAAATAGGCATTTACCTCGTCCTTGCGGATTTGTCCGTTCAGGCTCTTGCGTTTTCCGTACAGATTCTGAAGCTCTGCCTCCTCATCCCTTGAACGTGCGGATTTCTGGACATATCGGGCTCTTTGCCGCCCGTAGCTGTCCTGGTAATATTCGGTTGCCAACCGGGTCTTGCCTTCAAGTTCTTTTATCCTGTCATCCACACGTTTCAATTCATTGGCGGGATTGGATATGGACTCACCGGCTTCCAATCGGGCTATCTCTTCCTTGATTTTCTTGATATTCTTCAGTTTCTCATACTCGGTGTCGTATTTGGAGAATATATCCGGATATTTCTGTTCCAGCTTGTTTAGCGCCTCACGCCGGGCATCCGTGGACACGGCTTCATCCCCGGCAATGGAACACAGCTCCTCTATTTTGCGCCTGTGCTCTTCCTCGGCCTCTATGGTTTTCTGCTTCTGCTGCTGATACCTTTCCTCGGATTCCTGCAAACGTTCGGTTTCCGTCTTCATGGAGATCAGTGCCACGGCAACACCGGCAAGCAGGGTCGCAACCAGCACATAGGGATTGGAAAGCATGGTCCGGTTGAGCATCTTCTGCGCTTTCTCAACCAGCAGGAGCCAGTTGTAATGCAACGCCTCCGCAGCCACCGCCCAGCCTTTCACGGCCGTGACTGTCATGACGGCGGTCCGGTACACACCATACGTGCCGACAAGCCCGAGCAGGATACGGCCGAAACGTTCGTAATGCTCCACCATGTAGGAAACACCGGAAAGCGTGGTGTTGATGACACCTTCCGACTGCTGCCCGATTTCATTGAACATCATTGAAACGGCATCCTCTATATTGGAGATCTGTCCGGTTATCGTTTTGGATTGTGCCTCCATCAGACCACCGAATTTTCCGCCCTCGTCCGTCAGGCTCTCTATGACCTTCTGCACTTCGGGAAAACCGACCTTGCCTTCCTCCACAAGCTCCTTCACCTTGCTTTCAGCCACGCCGAACTGCTTGGCCAGTTCGGCGATCATAGGGATGCCCCGGCCGGTGAACTGGTTCAGGTCCTGTGTATAAAGCCGTCCCTGGGACATGGTGGTGCCGTAAAGATAGACCAGATCGTTCAAAGGGATGGAAAGTCCGGCAGCGATGTCACCCAAGCGGATCAGCGTCTCGTTCACTTTCTCCGCTTCAAACCCGTAGGCAAGAAGCTGCTTGGCACCCTGCGCGACATCCTCCAGGCCGAAAGGAGTGGTCGCGGCCGTATGTACCAACTGCTGCATCAGGGTGTCGGCCTTCTCCGCACTGCCGAGCATGGTCTGAAACGACACCTCCAGCTGCTGGAACTCGCCGCGTACCTTGGTGATGTTCGACACCAGCTCCTTGATAGTAAAGGCGGCTGCCAGCTTGCCGACGGTGTTGTTCAACAGGGAACCGCTCCTGTCAAGTTCCCGGATCTGTCTGTTGGCGGACGATGCCTGCTGGGACATCCGCTCGATCTTGCCCACGGCCTTGTCAAGACGGGCGCTCAAATGGTCCACCATAAGGAATTCTATTTGTACCGGTTTCATCTATTTTAGCTTGCTTTGAAAAAATCCTACTATTCCATCCGCTTCATCCTCGGCGCTCCGCTCATCCGCAGGACCGGAAGATCCGGACTTGTCACGGACATACCGGGGAGCGTCACTAAGCATCATGATCAGGGTCTGGTAATTCACCTTGTTCAGTATATAGTCCACGCTCCAGCCGGTGGCACTGGCAATCTGCCACACAAAACCGAAAGGGCTATGGGAGCCTTCATAACGGCTCTTTAACTCCCCTTCTTTCTTTGGCTCAGTCTCAAGCTCATCGGATTCGTCCGCTCGGCTGATCTGATAATAGGTATAAAAGGGTCGGTACCCATCAGGCTGACAAAACGCTTGATCGCACCCACCAGATAACGCTGTTCCATGAAGTTCCTTATGAGCCATGCCACCGGGCGCAAAAGCACGCGGCGGCTGAAAGGACCACGACAAAGGGTATAGGCCACCATACGGCTCACCGCCTTGCCGTGAGAGGCCAGAAACTGCATTTCCTCCTCCTTGCTGAACCCCCACATCTCCTCACTGGTGATCCCCATCGACAAATATGTCCGGGCAAAAAGAATCTGACCGGACATATAAGGCCGCCTCATGGTCACGCGCAGCTCCAGCGGGGATTTCCTGAAAGGGATATGAAACGCTTTCAGCGGGACGCTCACACCGATATCCAGCAGCGCGTCCGCACCCTCACGCTGGATCTGCTTGATGACAGCTTCGTCCATACGCTACTCCTCGGCCGGGTTAGTGGAAGCAGCAGCGGCAGATTCAGCAGAAGGCAGTTTATACTGTTTCCACTCTTCCGGGATAGAATCCGTATTGAATACGCCATAGGGCTGGGAGCCGTCTTCCGGCATGGCCACTTCCAGCGTGCATTCGATTTTCGCCGTTTCTGTCAGGGTCAGCTTGCCGCCGAGATTGGAAAGTAGCGTGCCATTGGGAATCAGGATGCTCTGCCCCGAAACAAGGGCTATTTCCCACGGACCGGTCAGCAACACGGCTGCCGTCGGGGCCGTCCAACCAATCGGGGTTTTCTTTTCCGAGTCCTCTTCCTTGTAGTGCATGGTACCACCCAGCAAGCTATGCAGGTTTTCGTAGTTCAGCTGGATAACGTTGAACGTGGGGGCGATGCTGCCATTCGACTGGGGAATGATAAGCACCGGGGTTCCCGGCACCTGCTCCGCCTCGATTTTGGCGGATTCGGGTTTCTGCCCGCCCATGTCAAACGAATTCTTCTCTATGTAACCCACCACAAAGTCCTTGTATTTCACGGCACCGACGCCGTACATGAAATTCTTATTCATTGTTTCTTGATTTTGAAAGTTAATACTATGCCGGCAACACATCCGGTTATAAAAGCGGCCAGCGCTATTTTAACGGGACTAAAGCGACGTTCAAATTCCGTTTCAACTGTGAATGAGTCCTCATGTGTCTCATTACGGATACGGGTCAGTTCCTCCTCATAACACAGTACCAGCCGCTGGAGGCTGTCGCAGGATGCCTCCGCTATGATATTGCCGGCCGCATCGCTCTTCACCGTCAGGCCCGCCTGCCCGTTCCTGGAATGGTAGGACGAACCGGAGGGAAGTTTACGGAGGCTGTCCGGAGGGATCGTCAGGCTCACCGCCGATTTCGGAATCCCCGCCATCAACAGCCCCCGCCTCACGTTTGACACGTTGTCGGCGCTTGACGACAGGCTGCTGTTCCGGTTCACCTCCGTCCTGCTCTTTCGAGTACTCGCGCATCCCGTAAAGAACAGGACAATCATCATGATGCCTGCAACTGTTGGCAGTATCAATGGCTTTCCGGAGGCGTGCCATTTCACGCCGGGTCGCCTGCAAAGCTTTCCTGTTTTCATTCAGTTCCTCTTTTAAGGGTTCTACAATATTCTCGATCAGGATACGGGTGGCATGTTCGGTGTTGTCAATCCGTACCGTCTCGGCTTCGGCGGTAGCCTTCTCCGCTTTCGCCCTCGCTTCCCTGACCGTTGATTTCAGGGTGATGATGGCTATTATCGTGGCTACCAGACCACCGCCCAGCACCAGATTCATGACTGCACTGAAGTCCATACGCACACTGGTCTTTCAGGTCAAAGCCTATTTGCCGGCATCCTTACCCGCAAACAGTCCGATGAGCCACTGGACAAAGCCCGTATCGGCAACACCATTGGACACAAGGGACGCACCGAACCCATAACACAACGCGATATACCACGTGGCATCAGCGACAAAGCCCGCATCCAGCCACCATAAAAGCATGGCGGCCACAATGCCCACACACCAGCTGACAATCTGTGTCGCCAAGCCCTGCATTTTTGGAAACAGAGCCTTGATCCCTTCCGTGAGCAACACCACGCCACCGACAAAACCGGCAAAGGTGGTGATCATCGCGCTATAATCGACTTCCGGTACTGTACCGGTCTGGGCAAAAGTTGCTGACACGAATCCGAGTATCAGCACAAAGAATAAAAGAAATCTTTTCATGTTGTTGTTGATTTATTGAGTTATACCTATTTGTTTAAGCCATCTCTGTACATCAAAACTGGGGCAGGCTTTGGCCGCCAGTTCATTGTGACCGACGATTCTCACATCGGGAAAACGACGGTGGAAATCCTTCACGTACTTCTCAAGCGCCTTTTTTTGCCAGGAGGTACGGGTGTCCGCAGGCGTTTTACCATCCTTTGCACACCCGCCGGCATAGACGATATGGCGGCTCACGGAATTGTAACCGGCCACGCCGTTGGTCACTTCCCACGGGTCCACATTCGCGTCCTCGTTATTGTTCACCAGGCGTTCCACTCCGCCGTTCAGATGGAACAGGTCGGTATATCCGACCTGCTTCCAGCCGCGGCCGCCCTTTGAGACGGGGTTGGTATGCCAGGCGCGAATCTCCGCACCGCTTACCTCACGCCCTTCAGGAGTGGCCGTGCAATGGATGACAAGATACTTCAGCTTTCCCATCACTCACCGCCTTCCTCTTCATCAACGGCCGCCTGGGACAGTGCTATCTCCACCTTCTTCTCCGGATCGGCGTCCAGGCCCAGTACAAGTGTGCCGGATACCGCCTTGCCGCTACTGTTCACACCGGCGGTGACCGTCAGAGAGCCATCGGTACCGACTGCCGTGAAACCGGCAGGAATGGAAACCACGCTGTAATCACCGGAGGCAGTGACCTTCACCTCCTTGCTCTCACCGGCGGCCTTGAAGGAAAGAGCGGCCGGATCGGCAGAAATGCTGCGTTCCACTGCCTTGAACACCGGAGTCTCACGGGTGTCAAGCACCACGAACTCCTCGCCGAAGGCGATTTCCGTGTCGGCCTTCATCAGCAGCTTGAAGAAGTACAGCTCGCTGGAGTTCATCCACTTGTCAATCTGGATCACCTCCTCGTCGTCTTGGAGGTTCACACCGGCAAAAAGGTTGCCGTCAGCGCTCATCGAGCAGAGCGTGGCTACGATAAGGCCATCAGGCCAGGAATTCAGCGTCTCGATGGTGATACCCTTGTAACGCTTCTTGTTGATGTCCGTCTCGCTCGTGTTCTTGTACTCGCGTTCGGTCAGCTCGTCATCGTACTTGTCGAAGTCGTCAATACTCATCAGGATACGCAGGTTCGGATTCTCACGCAGGGCTTTTGGAATAGCCTTGCGGACAGCCTTCAACTTGCCGATCATGGAAGTATCGGAAGGAGCCGGAACCACGATCACATCCGGATCTTTAGCCGCCTGGGTCAGGATACCGTTGAAAAGGTGGTCGTCGTCCGAACCGAACTCGCCGTTCAGGTAATGCCAGCCCAGCTCGAACTTCACACTCTTGCTAAGTTCATCCAGAAGCGTGTTCTGCGCTTCGGGGGGAAGTTCGGCAAACACGAGGTTGCCCTTCGGCTGCCACTTGCGCCAAACATGCTCGAAGGCGCGGGGATTGAAAGTCGTGAACGCCATGAAATCCTCCGGATCCAGTGATTTCTCCGAGTAATTGAAATTGCCTTTCGAGTCTTCCAAAGTCGGGTTCTCCTTACGCTTCTGGAGCATCTTGCCGGTCTTGATACGCGGCAGGCTGATTTTTTTCTCCACACCGGGGATCACCATGATCAGACCTTTTTCTACAAGGTCATTCCCGGTGGTGGCCAGGACCAGTATTTTCTCCAGTACCTCGCCGTTGTAATTCGTGTTTCTTACTACTATTGCCATGGCAAATGTTTTATTTATGGTTCAACTTGTCCTTAATCTCGCTCATGCGCTTGTTCCAGGGGCTTTCACCCGTCGGATTCACACGAAGGTCAGTCATGACACTACGTTTTGGGAAAAGCTTCTCCAATGCCTTTTCCCCGTTCTCCCGATCTTTTGCCAGAAGGTTCTCATAGATGGGGCGGGTGGCGGCATCGATACGGCCGTCCTGTTCCGCATCATCAAGCAGTTTCTTACGCGCGGCAGCGTCATCCGCATCCGCCTTGTCCTGGAACACCTTCAGTTCGCCCTTCAGGCGGGTGACCTCGGCATCAAGGGCCGGGACTCTGCCAGCCTCTGTTTCCAGCAGTCCGATTTCACGCAGGAAATCGTCATCCGTCGCACAGTTCTTGAACCGCGGACGTCTCTTGAGTTCGTCTAAATTCATGCTATTCTCGTTTTGTGGCTTGTGCAGCCGGTTATTGAATATTTGAAATACCTGTTCGGGGGTACTGTCCTCCGGTACCGGGTCAGCGTCATAAATACCGTCGATAAGCCCCAGCGCCAGCGCCTCGTCGGCACGCAGCCAGTGATCCTTGCCGTCAAAATACATCGCGCGGATTTCCTCCTTGTCCTTGCCCATACGGGTGGCATACATCTCGCAAAGGGTATCCTCAAGCGCCTCGATCTCACGGATGCAGTCCTTCATCTCATCCTTGTTGCCGTAACAGCCGCCCTGGACACTGTGAAGCATCAGACGGGCATAACGGCTCATCCGGACGGGCTTGCCGCAAAGGGCGATGACGGAGGCCATGCTGGCGGCGATGCCGTCCACGTAGATGGTAATGTCGGCCTTGCTGTTCTTCAAGGCATTGAAAATGGCGATGCCCGAATAAACCTCACCGCCGTTGCTGTTGATACGCACGTCCACCTTCCCGGTCAGGGCTTCCGCTTCCAGAAGTTCACGGGCGATATCACCGCTGCGCACGTTATCATCGTACTCACCGATGTCACCGTAAAGAAGGATGCAACAGGCATCGGTTCCGGGTATCATATTGAAAAATCTACTCATGTCACTATCGTTTTGGCAGGTCCTTCCCTGCAAAAGTTTACGGTGCGAAATTAGGGGGATTAAAAGCCTTTTTCAAACCGCGTTTTCATCATGGAGACTTTAAAGGATTGCCATGACGCTTTAAAATGTCATCATGCGGAGCGCGTTTTTTTTCGCTCCTTTTCCTTATCAATTTTGCACGTAAAAAAAGGAGGTAATATGGCCGAACTTACAAACGAGCAGAAAAAGGCATGGGCGAAAACGCTCTACACCCGCGAGACGCTTACGCAGGCGGAAATAGCCGAGCGTGTGGGGGTTTCACGGGTGACTGTGAACAACTGGATAGGCAAAGGAAACTGGGAGCAGTTGAAGGCTTCCATAACCATCACACGGGAGGAGCAGCTGAAGAACCTGTACCGGCAGCTGGCGGAACTCAACAACGCCATCATGGGAAAACCGGAAGGGGAACGGTTCCCGAACGCCGCGGAAGCGGACACCATTTCCAAACTGTCGAACGCCATCAAGAAACTGGAAACAGAAGTGGGGCTGGCGGACATCATCTCCGTGTTCTCCGACCTGCTCAAATGGGTGCGGACCTACGATTCCACGCAGGCGAAGGAGATCACCCCGCTTCTGGACGCGTTTGTCAAATCAAAATTATCCTGACATGGCAAAGAAAAGACTCACAACACAGGACAGGCTCGCGCTGGGCAGCTGGAACGAGCTGGTGGCATCCGTGCGAGAACATTCGGACATCAACCCCACGGACACGGAAACGGAAATCAGGCAGAGGCGGGAAAGGCTGGAGAAGAACGACGAGGAGTGGTTCAAATACTACTTCGCCATGTATTGCACCTGCGAGTCCGCCGCCTTCCACAGGAAAGCCACCGGGCGGCTGATGAGGAACAACCGCTGGTACGAGGTAAGGGCCTGGTCACGCGAGCTGGCGAAATCCGCACGCTCCATGATGGAGATATCCAAACTGGCACTGACAAAAAAGATACGCAACGTGCTGCTGATCTCCAACTCGGCTGACAATGCGGAAAGGCTACTGCTGCCGTTCATGGCGAACTTCGAGGAGAACCAGCGGATCATACAGGACTACGGACAGCAGAAAAAACCGGGAGCGTGGGAAACCGGGGAATTCACCTGCATGTGCGGGTGCTCCTTCCGCGCCATTGGAGCCGGGCAGTCACCGCGCGGTACACGTAACAAGAACTTCCGCCCGGACTTCATCCTGGTGGACGATATAGACACCGACGAGGAGTGTCGAAACCCGGAACGCATCAAAACCAAATGGAAATGGCTGGAGGAGGCGCTGATACCGACCATGTCCGTATCGGGAAACTACCGCATCCTGTTCAACGGGAACATCATCGCGCCGGACTGCTGCATCAAAAGGGCCATCGAAAAGGCCACCGAACTGAAGGCGAAAGGAATCGGGCACGTGGATATCATCAACATCCGGGGAAAGAACGGGCTATCCGTATGGCCCGAAAAGAACTCCGAGGAGGATATCGACCTCTTCCTTTCACTGGTGAGCGCGGCGGCGGCACAGAAAGAGTTCTTCAACAACCCGGTGGTGGACGGCGGCGTGTTCGCGGAAATCACCTACGGGAAAGTGCCGGCACTCTCCAGGTTCAAGTTCCTGGTGATATACGGGGACCCCGCACCGGGAGAGAACAAGACGAAAAAAAGTTCCACCAAAACGGTATGCCTGCTCGGGAAACTCGCGGGAAGGCTTTATCTGATAAAAACGTTCCTGGACAGGGGGCTGAACGCGGAATTTGTCGAGTGGTACATCAAGCTGCTGGAGTTTGTGGGTGGGAAAACCACCGTGTACTGTTACATGGAGAACAACAAATTACAGGATCCTTTTTTCCAGCAGGTATTCCAGCCCATCGTGAGGCGGATACGCAGGGAAAGGAAAATATCACTGTACATCACCGGGGACGAGGAGAAGAAAACCGACAAGGGCACACGTATCGAGGCGAACCTGGAACCGCTCAACCGGGAGGGGAACCTGATACTCAACGAGGCCGAAAAGGACAACCCGCACATGAAACGGATGGCGGAACAGTTCAAGCTGTTCAACCTCCAACTGACCTATCCGGCAGACGGACCCGACTGCGTGGAGGGGGGAAACAGAATTATAGACCGCAAGGCCAGACAGTCGGAAAAGCCCGTCATTGTCACAAGGAAAAGCACGCGGTCACAAAACAAGTACAGAGTGTAAACTTCAATACCTATCATTATGAGCAAATTTATCGAACTTTCAGACTACGACGCGAGCATACACCGAGAGATTCTGGACGCACTGACAAGGGAGGATGACGCTGTCGTGGAGATATGTGAGGACCGCGCCGTCGCCGAGATGCGCTGCTACCTTTCCAGACGTTACGACTGTGACAAAATATTCACGGCAACCGGTGACAAACGCAACCAGCTTGTCCTGATGATGGCCATCGACATAGCCGTGTACCACATCTTCTGCATACATAACCCGAGGAACCTGTCACCGCTGCGGAAGGAACGCCACGAAAGGGCGGTCGAATGGCTGAAAGCCGTGGCGGCCGAGGAGATATCGGTGGACGGCCTGCCCCTGCTGTCCGAAGAGACGAGGACGGCAAAATCAAATTTCCTTATCAAAAGCAACCGTAAACGTGTAAACCATTGGTAATATGAGCAAAAGAAAGAAAGGGGCCGGAAAGATAACCCAAAGCGGGAACCTGCCGAGGCCCGGGCAGAAAGGACCCGCAACCATCATACTGACACAGCCCAGAAGGTTCGGTATAGACATAGCGGACTACATGCTCGCGGTAAGGGCTTTCGAGAATGTGGACTACTCCAGACGCTTCAGGCTGTACGACCTGTTCAGCGACATACTCATGGACACGCACCTGACAAGTGTCATAGAGAAACGGAAGAATGCCGCACTGGCATCTTCCATAGAATTCCGCAGGAACGGGAAACCGGACGAGAAGGTGAACAAGCAGATCAGGTCCCCATGGTTCCGGAAGTTCATAGGGGACATCCTGGACGCCAAATTCTGGGGGTTCTCACTCGTGCAGTTCTACCGAAAGGGGGAATGGGTGAACTACGACCTGATACCGCGCAAACACGTCGATCCCGTGCGCAGGCTCATACTGCGGCACCAGACGGACACCACCGGGACGTCCTGGGACGAGTACCCGGACCTGTTGTTCATCGGTTCACCCGACGATCCCGGGCTGCTGGTGAAAGCAGCTATCTGGGTGATATACAAACGTAACGACGTGGCGGACTGGGCACAGTTCGCGGAAGTGTTCGGAGCGCCCATCAGGGAGTACACGTATCCCACGGATGACGACGAGGCACGGCAGAGGGCGCTGAACGATGCGGACAGCACCGGAAGCCTGTCGGTTTTCGTGCACGCGGAGGATACGGTGCTCAAGCTCGTGGAAGCCGCGAACAAGACAGGGAGCGCGGACCTCTACGACAAGCTCTGCGAGCGCTGCAACAACGAAATCTCAAAGCTGTTCCTCGGAAACACGCTCACCACCGAAGCCTCCGACAAGGGCACACAGGCACTGGGAACCGTACACAAGGATGTGGAGGAGAAAGTGACGCTCTCCGACAGGCAGGACATCCTCGACGTGCTCAACTATGACATGGCCGACATATTCGCAATGCTCGGAATAGACACCACAGGCGGGGAGTTCTGCTATCCGGAAAAGAAGCTTATCGAACCGGAGAAAAAGATGTCCATCCTCACACAACTGCGCACGAACTTCAACCTGCCGGTGGGTGACGACTATCTCTACGAGGAATTCGGGATCGAGAAACCGGCAAACTATGACGAACTGAAGAAACGCCAGGAGGAGAAAGCGGCGGAAATCGAGGCGGCGAAGGCCCGAGAGACTGAAAAGACGGAAGAGGATAAACCGGATCCGGAAGAAGAACCGGAACTGGAAAAGCACGGTAAAGGAACACCCAAAGAAAAGAAAAATGCCCTTAAAAACGCGTACAACTGGCTGAAACGTTTTTTCGGGAAAGCCCCGGGGAGAGACGGGGCAGCTTTAGAATGGTGATGAACGACCTCTACAGAATGGAGGACAAACAGGTGGAAACTTTATTCTCGTTCGATGAAGAGGTACTGAAGAAAGCCCTGAAGAACATCTACAGTAAAGACTTCCACCCCCTGACGGAAATCGAGGAGAACCTGTTCGAAGCCACATGGAAAACAATAAACGAGGCAGCGGACAAGGGGTTTGGGACACGAAAGCCCGACGATCCGGATTATGACTTCTACCGGGAAATCCGAATGAACAACGCCGTGTTCGCAGCTTTCAAGGTACACAGGGCACAGAACGACATGGCAGCGCTGCTGCTGGACAAAAACGGAAGTTTAAAGCCGTTTGAACAGTGGGTAAAGGAAGCCATGCCCATAGCCGACCATCAGATGGTCCATTGGCTGCGTACAGAATACGACACGGCCGTCATACGGGCACACCAGGCCGCGGACTGGAGGCAGTTCGAAAGGGAAAAGGACGTATTGCCGAATCTCAAATGGATGCCTTCCACATCCATACATCCGGGAAGCGACCACAGGATTTTCTGGGGGACCATACGTCCAATAGATGATCCGTTCTGGAACGAGCACAGGCCCGGGGACAGATGGAACTGCAAGTGCACGCTCTCATCAACGGATGAAGCGCCGACAGCGGTACCGGACGAAAACGGGCAGAACAAGGCACATGACGGTCTGGAAAACAATCCGGGAAAAGACGGCAAACTGTTTTCAGACAAACACCCCTACGTTACTGAAGCGCATCCGGGAGCAAAAAAAGCCGTGGACGCACTGACCAGGCGCATCAACGAAATGATAGCCGAAATGCCGGACAACCTGACGCTGGAGGAAAAAACCGACATCGCCCGCAACAATCTCAAGATAGAAAAGGCACTCGGCGTTACCAAAGGCAAGCCGATGACATACGAACAGGCGAACAAGGGAAAGGAGAACCCGAAATTCGGAAAAGAGGAAGGATACCGCGTGAATTGCCAGACCTGCACCGTGACACACATGCTCAGAAGGTTGGGGTTTGACATCGAGGCAAAACCCAACATCAGACAAAGCGCATACAATGAAATGGCAAAACAAGGTATCACATGGGAAGAACGTTTCCTGAACCGGGACGGAACAAAGCCGGATTATGACTATACCTATAAATGGCAGGTCAGAAAGGGATATCAAGTAATGAATGCAAACCGGCTGAAGGAATACTTCAGGGAAAAATTCAGAGAGGATGGAATATACGAGATATATTGTGCCTGGAAAGGCGGCTCCGCACACGTGTTTTGCGCGGAGGTGACTGAAGGAAAGACAAGGTTCTTCGACCCGCAAACCGGAAAGGATGATGCAAGCAATTACATACAGAGCATGAAAGCGGGCCGTGTGGGAGTGATAAGAATAGACAACAAACTGGTAAATCCCAAAATCATGGGACTATTCATCACCAAATAAACGGGAAGAAAGTGCCAGCCCCTCCTCACCGTCCACCAGACGGCAGGACTGGCCGTCGAACAGAATAAAGGCGGGAAGACCGACAGGCAACTCAAAACCATCCCCGTCAACACAGCCCACGGAATAGATGCTTCCTTCAGGGGAACTGGCTGATAAGACAACGGAGTTGTAACCGCTACTGTTTGCTAATTCCGACACTTGTTTAGGTATTTCCATAACGCAAAAAAGGCACATAAAAAACGCCTTGCTGCAAAAGTATAAAATTATTTTTTAATTCAGTCATTCATGGACATAAAAGAATATTCAAAACTGATAAAAGCCAAACGGAAAGAACTGGATGGGCTAATGAAACGGAAGATGCCGGTTATCGCCGGACGAATGGCAAAAGACCATTTCCAGGACAACTTCCGGCAGGGAGGATTCGTAAACGGGGGATTACACCCGTGGCCGAAAGCGAAAAGGCTGTCCTCGGGACGGACCGATGCGGCAGGGAACTACGGGACGCTGCTCTCCGGAAGGAACCATCTCTTCAGCTCCGTCAAATACATGCCGGGAGAATACCGGGTGAGGGTGGCAAACGAACTCGTCTATGCGCCGGTCAATAACTGGGGAGGAGAAGTGCATCCGACCGTTACGCCCCAAATGCGGCGTTTTGCATGGACGAAGTATTACCAGGCTTCAGGCAAGGCTAAAAAAGCCGCCACGGGCAAAAGAAAAGGCAAAAAGAAGGGTTCTGCCGTAAACAATAAACCGCAGGAAAATCAGGAAGCGCTGAAATGGAAAAGGCTGGCGCTCACCAAAAAGAAAAAGCTCCGGATAAAAATACCGCAACGCCAGTTTATCGGGGAAAGCCGGGAACTGTCCGAAAAGATAGACCGGAAAATGGAGAATGAAATCAGAAATATTTTAAACTTATAACAACATGGAAGAAATTTTTATCGCAATCATGGAACGCATCGCCGAAAAGATACCTGAACTGTCATACATTGACGAGGACTACGGACAGCTTGAAGCCGGGGCGGAGGAGGACCACTACCCGGTAACCTTCCCCTGCGTGCTCATCGGGAACGCCGAATCGGACTGGAACGACCTCGGATACGGGGTACAGAAAAGCGAGTCATTCATTACCATACGCCTGGCCGTCGACTGTTACGATGACACCCACTACACCTCCGGAACCTATGACAAGGTAAGAGAACGCCAGCTCAAGGCTAAAGAGCTGTACAAGGCCTTGCAGGAGTTCCAGTGCACGGAAGAGACCAGCCCGCTGGTCAGGGTAAAGAGCCGGGACTATTCGCTGCCGGGAAACATCAAGGTGTACGAGACGGTTTATTCCTTCACGCTGCATGACGAGTCGGCCATGCAGGAAGGCACGGCAAGGTTTATTCTCCCGTAAAGAGCGAGAGCTGGACGGCTGTCAGGCGGGGCTTCTTCACTTTCGGAACGGGCTTCACCTCCAGGTTCTTCAGCTCCCGGCACTTGCGCCGGATAATGGACATGATCCGCTCCTCGGAAATGAAAAACTCCTGGCGGGACAACACTTTCAGGGCATCATCAAAACGTAGGCGCTGCACCTCCGTCCAGTAATAGTAACGGCGGCACAGGGCTTCATCACGGAGTTCTATCAGGTTCTTGTCTCGTCCTTTGGTCATAAGTCCAGGTATATGCTGCAAAATTAGGCATTTAACCGGGGATGTTAATAAAAAAAACGCCGCATCGTGTATGAATGCGGCGTTTTTCTGTTTAGAGTGTGAACAAAATCACATGGTCATCAGTTCTGTGTCATCTTCACCCGGGACAAACGGCTCGACGCGGGTGATCACCTTGCTCTGCACCTTCACCCGTCCGCTGCCATTACAGACCGGACATTTTGCGGATAAAGGAGCTCCTCCCTGGTCCAGGTAAAAGATACGTCCCTTGCCTTCACAGCGCTTGCAGGCCATGACGTGCGGCGCGATGTTCTTCGTCTTTTCCATAACTACAACCGGCAGAATGAGGGCTCGATACGGCGCCAGACACCGTTCTCGTCACGTTTATGGAAATAGTAGTTCACCGCGGTCTTGTACACCACGTTGCTCTCACGGAAGAGGTCCATAATCTCCGTGTATTCACTGTCGAAACGGTCCTCCAGCTCGTACAGCTTGCTCACCGACTTGTAGTCCAGATCACCCTGGCGGTTACGCTCGATCATGGTCATACCGAGCTGGTACATCGGATCATCGGTACCGAGTTCCCGGCTCATGGCGTAACGCTTCAGGTAATCCACCAGACGCTCAGCGGCGAGGTTGGCACGCTCGTCGAAGCTCTTCACCTTGTTACTCCTCACTTCCAGCTTCATGTCACCGTCTACGATGGTAAAACTTGCCTGATCATCCTTGCGGAGCTGGCCATAGTCGCGCATCAGGTCGCGGAAAGAGGCGGCTTCCTTCTCCACCCAGTCACGGAAGGCTTTCACGTCATCCACGACTGGAAACAGCTTGTTCTTCACTTCAAGCATGAACTGCGCACGAAGCCCCTCGTAGGCGTCGCGACGGTTGCGCTTGTTTTCCTTCTCTTCCTGCTGGAGCTGTTTCAAAAGCTCCTTTCTGTCCTGGACGGACAGGCTTTTTAATTGTTCTTTCAAGTCCATAACTAAAAAATTAAATGGTTATTACTGTTGTTTATTCTCACGTTTGCGGCGGATGGCGCGCAGCTTCACCTGCAACGTGTCCAACGCCTCACAGTCAAGTTCACGGAACTCCATACCAGCGATACGGCTGTCCAGGCAGAAAGCGTTCACCTTGTCCCAGTCGGCCGTATTGATGCCCAGCAGCTGCATCTGGTGCAGTACCGCGGAACGCTTCTGACGGAGAATCTTCCGGAGTTCTTCCTGGTGAGTGGGCGGCACCAGCTTACGCATCCCGGCTATGGCCGCACTGTATTCCTTCAGTGTCATGTCGCGCAGACTCGTGGTACGTCCGTCCGTGTACTGGGAAACTACGCTTTCCTTCAAAGCATCGCGGTCAGATGTCGGAAGGCGGTTCAAAAGACTATAAAACACCGCATAATTCTCGGGTTTATTTAACTGCTTGCGGCTGTTGATGTCTATCTGCATGGCTATGCTGTTTTTTTTTGTTTATTTTAAGGTCATTAATTTCCTTAATCACTCTCTTTACTCTGATAGTACACAAATAATCAAGAAGATGCTCTTTTTCATTTTTTGTACACTTATACTGGTCGAAAAATTCAAGTATGCCCATTCTATTCAGATTTTCATTAACTCAAACTATTCATACCACATCAGCACAACTCTATTATTTCACCCACGGCAGCCTGCAAAAGGGTACGCAAGACCGAAGGGTTTCCGCTATCATAGATGACTTCCACACAACACTCATGGCGTGCGTTACGTGACACAACCAGCTCGCAAGTCATATTCTCACAGAGCCATTTTTCCACTACTTTACGGACACCAACGGCGGTGACCACAATTACCATTTTTTTACTCATAATATTGACCGTGCTGTATGTTATTCAACTCTTATTCTCCCGGTGTACTGGTTTCCCCGAAACTTCATCCCCTTGGTGAAGCCGCCTGGATATCCCAGTTCCTTGCTTCTCGCGTTTGCCAGCAACAAATGTTCCCGGCTAAGGGAGGCTACAAAACCTTTGTCCTTTTCCAGTCCCATTTCTCGGGCCTTCCGGGTGACGCTGCGTTCGGAAACACCGAGCATTTCAGCCAGCTCCCGGTTGAGGGTATTGTGATAGTGGCGACGCATGATGGAAAGCATATTGCCGTTCCAAAAGATACGGGTGGAATATCCCTTATGCTCGACGAGCCGTCCCAGTGTCCGGTGCATGAAAGTACCGTCAGCAACCTTCCGGTGCTTGCGGTACTGTTCACGCTTGTACGCCAGCACACATTCATGACACCAGGAACTCCGTCCCCCATTCTTCAACGGATAGAACTCACGCATCCACAACTTTCGGCCGCAATGCGGACAGACACGTTTACGTTTCTGCTTGTTGTTATTTTCACTCATAGCTGTTTATGCTGCATTCATCAGTTCATATTCAAATTTTCATCGAACGGAATAGTATTAATGTCAGCCTTTCTCGTATAGGCCTGCATAAGCCCCATGGAAAGCAGTATATAGACATTCTTATTCGCTTTGACAACCCCAGAAATAGAGCCGACAATATGTTCAGTCTTGCCGGTAATGATTGAGCCGGCTATCTGCTCAAGCCCGTCCGGATGGTCCTCACTGGCCGCAACGCTCATAAAGGCACTAAGATTATTTTCCTTACAAAAGTTATCCACGTATTGGCAGAGTTCCTTTACTGCCTCTTTCTGTTTTTCTGTAATCATTTCAGTTAAATTTTAATGGTTAATAATTATATGTTGAAATCGCGAAATCTCTTTTTTGATACTGGCTGTACATAGTTTCCTCCCAATCCGTCTCTTCCTCCTCCGGAAGGTCATCCTCATCAAGTTCTACCTCCTTACGGTAAATCAGATACCGTGCCTCCAGAAAGAAGAGGACCACGCGACGCAGGAACTCACGGGCGGAGGCGATGCCGTGCTTTTCCATGAAGGCGGCGATACGGTCCGAACCGATAGTGTTCGTGCGGATGCTCACCAGACACTGCCGGCGGAAGTCCTTCAGCGTGCTGCCCCTCACCTCGAGCACGCGGTCAGCAATACGGCCGAGACTCTCCGGAATATGGTATCCGGAACCTTCGTCATCCGTTCCCACCAGCAGTTCAGCGGCGGCCGTCAGCATACCCTCCACGCTCATGCGCTGGGCAGCGGCCGTCTCCTTCAGGAACACGTACTGGTAATTGCTCACGTAGGTATGTATGAGATAACCTTCCGGACGGCGGAACACCTCTCCGGCGGCAAGCTCCATCGAAAGGTTGTTCAACGTCACACCGGCACCGCAGCAGAAAGCGCATACCAGGCGGACGGCAAGACGCTGGCGGTTGCCCCAGCCCCCGGAAACGATGGCACGCTGTAGGCTGTCGGCAACGGCCGGATCCATCTCGAAGAACAGCACCGCCTTCTCCTGGCGGCGGAAGAAGAACGACATGTCCGGAATACGGTCCATGCAGAGAAGGATACGCCGGGTGGCAGTAGAAACCCTGCCACCGTCCGTCATGCGGATATAGGACTTTACCAGGTGGTTCATCACTACCGTCATGTCGGAAAAATGATAGTCGGCAACTTTCCCGCGGAACAGTTCATGAAGCAGAACGGGCAGCTTCACAACGTAGTTGTAATACTCCTTTCTCATGGCTTACTTGCTTGAAGGTTTCCAGTCCACTGTTATAATCGCATCCAGCTCACCGCTACCGCCACACACCGGGCAGGACACATGCACGTCCTCGCGGCTGCCCTCTTCCGTTCCCCAGAACCAGCCATTACCCTTGCAGTAACCACACTTGTGACCGGTACTGACGAAGTTCTCACGGTTAGGCCCCTTACACATATAGGCGGGAGGACAAATCGCCAGCTGTTTCTTTATCCTGCTCATGCCTGACCTCCTTTCTGTTTCGGTCCCGTCACATTCCAATAGTCATAGGCACCCTTCTCCCAGATTGTGTATTCACCAGTGGCCCCCTGATAACGTCCCTTACTGAAGGCGACGTAGCCCTCTACCCATATCTTCAGGTCGGCATCATACATCACGCTCGTGGCCGCATCACCTTTAGGATTCTTGCCGCGGGCATGGCTGATGAAAACAAACAGCTTGTCCGGAAACTCCTCCTTCAGCTGGATATAGTCACGATACGTCATCTGCGTGTATTGGAAACTGTCAATGATCACGACGTTGAAACTCTTATGACGCCGGAGCCTGATCTTCAAGGTGGGGATGTCCTCCTTGATGAACGCCAAATGGCGGCTTACCTCGGCCATACCAAAGCGCCGCAGGTTATTTTGGACAGTCAGAGAAGTTCCTTCCTCCAGGGAGTTGAACGCCACACGGTCATACTTGCAAAGTTCCTTACAGAGCTGCATCACGAAAGAGGTCTTGCCGTTACCGCTGTTGCCCCACACGAACCAGCAGCCCCGGACTTCCGGAGTGTCGAAGGCATCCTTCCATTTCCCCTCAAAAGGGAATACGTCATACTTCTTGTTCAGGATGTCCCTGACATTCAAGGCACGTCTCATGCCCGCTTTTTTATTATCCTTTTTCTCTTCTTCCATGGTCAGAACAGTTTTAGTTGTCGGATATTGTCTATTTGATCAAGCACGGCCTGCCGTGCGGCACCCCGCAGTTTCTCGTGGCAGAGCATCCTGCCGAGTGCCCACAGAAGGGCATTCTCACGGGTAGCAAACTGTCCCCATTTACGTCCCGGGTTGAAACCGCCGCCGAAACCGCCCACCTCCATGTGAACGCCAGCAACCCACCAGCCGTCCTGCTGTCCCACAAGGGCGTCCAGATAGTCGCGACCATTCCGGTAAACGGTCACCGTCTCGTATTCCCTCAAGACTGGGTAATCGCTCCAGGGAGCAGGAAGCTGCTCGCGACCGTCGATCTTTAAGTATTCAAATTTGTTTTCCATATCCTTAAAATTACGTTTGAACGGTATTTGAACGGGAGTCATTCCCCCACCATGCGTTTCACCTTGTGAATGGACTTCCTCACACGCCGCAAATCAAAGTCACATGTCGAAGCCTCCTTTATCACCTTATCGATGTCTTTCTTGTCAGTCACACCGTTGGCGGAACAGATCGCAAACACGTCGTTCACGTCCGTAGGCTCTAGCTCATAAAATTTCCGTCCGATACGGCTGTAGAACTCCTTGTAGCCAGGCTTCTGGTATCGCAGACCATTGCTGATGCGTTTGGCAATATAATCGGTACTCAAAAACACGACGCCGCATTTCTCCTCCAGTTTGTTGTACAGGCTGATGAAGTAGTGGAACACCGGTTCGGTCAGCTTGTCCGCCTCGTCGAACACCAGCAGGGGCGCGTCCATCTGGATGATATCATCCAAAATAAGTCCCCACACCTCACGGATATTATACCCTTCAGTCCGGATCCCGACCGTGCGGGCTATCTCGCGGACAAAGTCACCTTTCTTCATGTCCTCGGAGCAGAGAATATAGAAAACCTCCTTATGCTCATGAAGGTAAACACGGGCGGTGGTACTCTTGCCACAACCAGCCTCACCGGTCACCCATGTGACATTGCGCCAGCGCTGCGCATCGGAGAGCACAGCCGTGATCTCCTGGTAAGCGCCGGTCTCCACGATCTGCCAGCCGGTAGCGCTTACACCACCGACCTGCGAGGCGACATTACGGAACATCTCGTCACTGATATTCTCATAACGCCCGTTCAGGATATTGCTCACAGTACCCACACTGACTCCCTTCAGACTACCCGCGGCCTTCGTCTGGCTCGGATACTTCGCCACGTAAGCCCGGAGGCTCTCACTGATGGCGTTCTTCTCTTTCATTGTAATTTCCATAATCAATATTTTTTATCTTGTTATAAATCTGTTCCTTATAATTTCCCGACCACCTTGCGGATGCTCACTTCCTTCTTCTCAAAGCTGTCCCATGTCACGTTGCTGATGACTTTCATGTCACGGCCTATGGAAGGACGGGGCGGCTGGCTGTATTTTCTCGTGCGGCGGTCAATCTGGCGTTGCGCCTCCTTTCCGAGACCTTTCAGGTCAGGAGTACGCAAACCGTTCTGCTCCGGTGCGACACCATGCTCATACTCGATATCTTTGGCGACGACCTGACGGTTTATACGCTCATTGACGACGGCCTCCTGCTGGGTGCGGATGAAACGTTTTTCGGCTTCCGTCTGCTCCTGCTGGGCACGGTGGATCATCAGCGGGAACGAGGCCACACACTCGAAACGCATCGCACCGCCCTTGTCCTTGTAAAGCAACCGTACGCTGCTCATGTCATAGGGATCGTACTGGACATAGAACTTCTTGTAGGTATTACGCCGGCGCCATTCCAGGTCAGGCTCACCGGGAGCGGAGAAAACCTCGTAAGGGTATTTCTTTCCCTGTACCGTGATCTCGATACCGCTGGCGGTGAACAGCGACGGTTTATCGGTTGTGTACCAGAACATCTCCACCATATCAGGAACGCTGACCGGATCGGTGGCCTCGTTCACGCTGGTATTGTACATCTCAATACGGGGGATGCCAGTAGCCGGGTGCTTCATTGAGTTCCACTGCTCACGGGCGGCGGCATACTGTTCCTTCAGTTCCTCCAATGTGGGAAGGGAGTCGATGTTCGCGTTGATGAATTCCAAATTCGGACGGCTTGTATCTCTCTTTGCCGTAATATTCTGCCCGGTGAAACCGAAACGTTTCTTCAATACCTGGCTCTGGAAGCGGTAGAAAATGTTCTCAATCGTCTTAGATTCGCCATTATACGGAGCTGTCGGGCGGTGGATACGGCTGATCTTCGAGAAAAGACCCAGCGCCGCGTTCTTCTTATGACCGCCCTGGTTGTCGCACACGATCTCGTAGGGTTTGTACCGGCTCGTTTGGATAGCCATGCGGAAAGCATGATACTGGGCGATATAGTCCTCATTGTCGCTGATGTAATAACCGAGCAGAACTTCACTATAGGCATCCACCACCTCGTACACGCTTGTAGTACACTTGTTTCCGTTCTCGTCACGATAGTAGAGGTTCAGCTTCGTGCCGTCGCCATACCAGAGGCTGTCACGACGGCTCGGAAGGATGGTCCGGTGCTTGCGGTCATAACGCTGGTGTGCCTTCATTTCCCCATAAACGGCATCGTACCACAGAGGTTCGACACGCGGGCTGTTGAACCATTCGCGGAGGCTGCGGGGACTCTTCAGGGGCTTCCAGCCACGTTCCGGAGCGACACGGTTGTACTCCTCGAAGATCTCCATGTCAGTATAAACCGGAACGCGGCTGCGTTTCAATGCAACAAGATAACGCCCGCCGTCCTCCTCGATCTTCAGCGTGTTGCTGTTGCCGTATTTACCGCTCACAAGCACACCGTAGTTGTCGGGACGGAACTTGTTTATCAGGGCTTTCAAACGCCCCACACTGCCCGGAAGGCTGTGCCCGTACACCGGACGCCATTCCTCACTCGTGACAAGCAGAAGTTCCCAAAGGTTACGGCGGAAACCGGTCAGCTTGTTATTGGATGAACTCAAGCGTTTGAACTCTTCCATCAGCGCGTTCAGTACCGAAGCATTCCAGGTGTATTCCTTCTTCACATCCACGGGAAGAGCGACTATCTCACCGTTCTTGTCGTAGCGGTACTCCTCAAAAAAGCGCTCGGCCTTCTCGTCTTTCTTCACTATGTTACGAATCATTTCCTGTCTCATTTGCTGTTCAGGTTCTCCTTTGAGAAGAACCCAACGTCGTTTATACTTTTCGGGAAGGGAGGAATAGGCATACAGAGCCGGATTATTTTCACCACCGCCACGGGAAACGACATCCAGTTTTTCTCGGGACAGCTGGCTATTCAAAGTGCCTTTGGGCATTATATCCAGCAACTCTTTGTAAGTTACACACAATATATTATCAAAGTATTCCATCTCCCAGCTTGATTATCAATCCTCTAAATCATTCAAAGGGACATGCTTCTTCAGCAGCCGCACGGAGATCCCGAAATTCAACACTACGAGAAGTTCCAGCAGCGGATTAATAAAAAAAATAGAGAGCAGGATCCCGAAACTCATACAGAAGTAAAGCACGCAAAAGCGCTGTTTTCGTTTCAGACGAGCAAACCAGTGTAGCTGGTCGCTGAACAATGTCATCAAATCATTTTTCATGGCTACTTGTATTTTGAGGATTACCACCTACTTTGGATCCACCGCGCTCAATGGCGAGCTTACGAATGGAACGGGCCAGTTTGCTGTTCTTACGGAAGGCAAGCGCATGACTCACCATCACGTTTGTACAGCCCATCAGTTCGGCAATTTTATTCACCTCACCGTATTCTACAACTATTCGTTCTTTCATACTATCTAATATTTAAATTATCGTAGTGGGCAGTCGCGGATTCGAACCGCGGACCATAACCTCTCCATTATAGGAGTTTAGTTTGTTCTACCAGCTGAACTAACTGCCCGAGAAAATTATTAAAGCTTCTTTATCGCATCCTCCGGAACACATATTACAGTCCAAACCTGACCATTTTTCATATAATCGATATTATATTCCCGCACGAACGTACAAATGTTATAATCCCAGTCACGAACTATACCATCAATGATCTCACCATTTCTCTTGGTGATTCTCACACTTTGTCCCTTTTTAAATTTTGCTTCCATTTTGCTTCTTTTCAAATTCTCATTGTTACCTCAAGCCTTTTTTGTAGCTTTGGGGCGTGTTTAAACTTTAATCACGTGGCAAATATAGTCTAAGTTTCTTAGACGACAAAGTATTAATCCAAATAATTTAGATTTATGAGTATTTTTTCTAAGAATCTTAGACATTTAAGGGAGAGTAGGGGACTTAAATTAGATGAATTTGAGTTTCTGGGCATCAAAAAAGGTACAATGTCAAACTATGAACTGGGTAATACAGAACCTAAATTGAGTTTGTTATGTGAAATATCTAAGTTTTTTAGAATATCAATCGACGACTTTCTTTTAAAAGATATAGAAGCCGAAAAAATTACACCAGTAGTAACGGAAACAGCTCCTCCAGAAACAGCTAACAATAATTTTAGGGAGCTTCTGGATGTTTTAAGGGAAAAAGACTCCACCATTCGAGAAATGGCAGAGGAAATAGGGATGCTCAAACAGACAATTACACAACTTAAACAGGACAAGTCGGGGCGTGTTTCGGATGCAAGCGATTCTACGGTTGCCAATGCCATCTAAAACGTGTTTTATGGGGAAAGGGAGGTAAAAACAGTTAAATCACTATTTTACAGCAGAATATATAAAAATACAGGGGAGTAAATAAATATTATCTATATACAATTTACCCCCTACAATATTATAAAAACCGATGAATACCAAATAAAAAAAAGATATTTCCCCGTTTTATTAGAATAAAATAGGCACAAAAATGAATAACCAAATGAATAAGCAATCAAAACATTTCGTTTTTGTAATAGCTTAAATGAATAACCAAATGAATAAGCAAGTGAATAACCTTTCCACTTTTTAAGACGTTCAAAGCGTTCAAACGGATAAATACAGCTTTCCATCATAGTTTGACACTTATAAGGGCAAAAAAAGCCGCTTTTGCGGCTTTTAATTGCGTTCTAAGGCATTTTATCCCTTTCTGGTACATGTTATCAAGCGAGACTGAATAATCATTGCACGTTTCGTGTATTTGGCAATGTCATCAACCAGTCCAGCATGTAAAAGACTACTCTTAGTGATTCCGACCTGTTTCTCCGTCAGAGTTTCAAAAATGGCCGATATACTACCAAAGTAGATGTTCTTTTTCTCAAAAATCAAATGTACATGGATAACTTTACTCATGATATACGGTATTTATTTCACTGCAAATATACCAAATATCAGCTATATGGAATAATTTCAATGAATAAAAATAGGAGAGAAGCGAAGCGCTCCCCTACTCCACTTGCATAAATTACACCATTTGGTTATCTTTGTATATGGAAGTATGGCCTGGGCAAAGAATCGGAGTAAAATAATACCATACTGCCTGAATTCTCCCCTACCCCACTCCTAATGTAAAGAGATTCATTTGAACGGCGTTCAAACAAGGTTCAAATGTAAGCTCGATGTAAAGCGATGTAAACGCTTCGTTTTTCCACCCAGCTCACTCCTACCCCGTTCTAACGCTTTGAAAACCAAAGCAATCAGATATTTTCAGACCGACCGAACTTTGACACGCATCGTTTCTCCCCCCTTATATGCGCCGGCTTTTACAACTGGTACGCAAGGAGACTATTATACCCCGTGACCTGCTTGATGAATTGGAAGTGTGGGGCAACAAGCTTCTGGAACTGGAAGCCGGGGAGCTGCACGCCGTCCCGCAGGACGACATCGTCATGCACTTCGAGGAAGGGTTCCCCGTCACGTTCCGGCGTGTCGGCGACAAGCTGATGGTCAACGCCACGCAGATCACGATGCACTTCGGGAAAATCCCGTCTGAATGGCTACGCATCGCTTCCACGGATATGCTCCGCAGGGAAATGGCCGACAACGGACATACCGGGAAATACGAGTCGCAAGTCTTCACCACACGGGGGCGGGGGCACGGTGCGACCTGGTTGGAATCACCGCTTGTCATACCGTTGGCCAGATGGATCGCCCCTGACCTGTCTTTGGCGGAATGGTTGGGCGAGGCTATCGGCAAACTCTCCGTGAAACGAGGGAAGACAATCGTACGCGAACGCCCCAGGGTGGCGGCACCCGGTCTGCCCTGTATGGATTGTCCCATGCCGCAGGATATGGAATCGGCGACGAGACTGATTCTGGAACTGCGGAAGGTGGTGAGTGAATCCCTGCCGAAAATCGTATTCTACGAGGAGTTTATCGAGAACAGGGACTGGTTCAAGAGCACGCGCATCGCTGACGAACTCGGCATATCGCCGCGACAGTTGCACCAGTTCCTTGCCGAAGAGGGCATCTGCAAGTACGAGAAGCGGCAATGGGTGGTCTTTCCTTCCTGCCGGGCCTGGCAATGCGATGTGCCTTACACGTGGGAGAACAGCCGGGGCAAGGTATATACTTTCGGATCCACCAAACGATGGACACAGGCCGGACGGGAGTGTATCATAGAACTGTGGCGCAAGAGGAACCCTGAATACTGCCCACCGGGTGCATAGCGATGGAAACGGCATTACAGCGGATCATCCGCAAGACAGGAAGACGGCCGGTAGAGTGCCGTTGCCGTCTGTGCAGGCAGCAATGCCGGATACCGTGCCTCGGTACGCCGGAAGACATCCTCCGGTTGCTGAAAGCCGGATACAGGGAGCGTCTTGCACCCACTCGGTGGGCGGTAGGCCTGCTGTTAGGAAAAATCCCGTATATCGTGCCGATGGTACAGGCGAAACAGGAAGCAGGCGGGTGCACATTCTTTCAGGACGGACTGTGTGAACTGCATGCGGCAGGGCTCAAGCCCACTGAAGGCAGGTTGTCGCACCATACCATCACCATGGAGAACCTGAAGTTCGGAATGTCGCTCTCGTGGAACGTGGCCAAAGAATGGCTGGACGAGCGGAACTTCGACACGATACGGGAGATTGTCCGGATAATGGGAAAATAGATGAGGGACGGTTTCATGAATGAAGTATCAGTATAACCGGTTGATTCCTCCTTTGCCGATTTCATGGAACCGCCTCTTATTAATTCATACCATTTGCAAACAGTTCGTATTAGTCGCGGCTATCCTTTATCAGGAAAACATTTAAACGCGAATGATATGAAACTGAAAAGCAGAATGACCGTCGGGGAGATGTCGGAACACCTGACGGAACATACCGGCAAGTTCGCCAACCGCGTATCCGTGGGGCGTTACGCCAAAAAACTGGGATACGCCGTGTATAAACCGATGATAAACGGCAGGATATGCCAGTTCTATGTCAATCCGTCGATTAAGGATGACGGGGAAGCGGAAACATTACGGACGAACGAACGCGAAAACGGACATGAAAGGGAATGACGACAAAAGGCAACACGTGATACCGTTTATGAAATGCTTCACCGGGCTGGTCGGCGCGTTCACCCCGGAAGAGGTCATCTTCATGCTGTACATGGCAGACCGTACACGCCTGCGTGAAAAAGGTTACGACACCTTGCGCAGCAAGCGGTACTACATGGAGAACATGGAGATGGGTTCGCGGATTTTCGACAAGTGCGTGGAAAAGACAACGCGTATGGGATTGCTTGAACGGGTGCCGGTCAGCGGGATGTACGATTACCTGTGGCACATGGATTCCTACAACCGGCTTGTAGGGATATTGGCGGAACTTGGAAATCCTTTTTCTACCAGGGCATTCTGTCATCGGATGTTCGATGTGGAAAAAAGGACCGTGGCATCCGTCTCTGACGAAGAGGTCAGCCAATGGAAAGAGAGACACCGAAAAGTTTGAGCGTATCTGTCCACGGAACGTAAATGAATAAAAACAGACGGCATCGTTGTGATTTGCCGTCTGTTTTTGTGTTTTTGCGACATAAAATCCGATAAAACCGGAAGGAGGTGGTAGCCGGGTACAATATTATCCGGGCAAACGACAGAATATGCTAAATATACTTATTCAGTTCTTCCACAAGAAGATGCACCGTTGTCGAAGATTCCGCCTGTGCCGGCGGTATTCCCTCCATTCGGCGCAATACGGCTTTTGCGTTCGTGATGGCCTGAGCCTGTTTACCGCCCAGCTCCCTGAAAACACGACCGCCTGTACCGGCTTCCTTGTTGTAGGAGAAGCCCAACAAGCCGGATAGCTTTGTTTCATATTGATTTCTGTGCATCGGGCCTTGTACCAGGTTATAGTGCAGCAAGAACCAATACTCGAAAGCCTGGTTGCTGTATGCCACCCTCATGCCACCGGCTTCCGCCATACCGATAGCCCGGTTGAAATCCCGATCGGGAAAGTCATCCTTGTCAAATACCACCCAGCACTGGTCATACTCGCGTCCTTTCTTCCGCTCTTCTTCTTTCATCCGTAAAGCCTTTTGGACAAGACCTACCGTATTGAGTCCCTGGCCTACCGCTTTAATATTGGCGGAAGTCAGGCGAAATGCATTGAAATAATCCGGTTCCGTATTTACCCCCTCGCAGATGATCAGGAAGGATTGTTTGACCTCACGGACAAAACTGATACGCCTGAGTGTCCGTGCCGCGCGTGGATCACGCTTGTTCGTCCGTGCTGCCATATTCTTCCTCCCTCAGGTCAAATAACCGTTCAAACTGGCCGATGACAGGGATACCGCCATATTTCCCCATCAGGTACTCCTTTTCGAAAGGTGCACTGTTGCGAACCTTGTATTCCGCCAACGAATAGAGTTCCGAGGCTCCAAACGAATCTTTCTGTGTAAACCAGATCTGATCCCTGCGGAACAGGCTTGCATTAAGCAGGTTGGTGTCATGTGTCGTGAAAATCAACTGTGCATTCCTGGGATTTGTCACTCTGGAATTGAACAGCCCGATGATGCGACTTGTCAACAGAGGGTGCATTTTCGAGTCGAACTCGTCGACAACCAGCCTTTTGCCATGATCCAACGCGTCGATTATAGGATAAGCCAGCGAGAAGTATTTGATCGTACCCTCCGATTCGTTTACGCGGAACGGGAAAGTGACCGTCTTCGTGGCGTTGCCCTCCTCGTCATATTGCTGGTGTGAACTGATGACTGTATTGTCAACCTTGCGTATGTCGTCGATTCCGAAGTCTGCAAACCGGGCAAACTCCACAATACGCCTTTTCATGGACGGATCATCGATCTGGGCTATCGCCATTTCCCAAATCCGCTCGTCGCTGCTGCCAAGAACAATCGTGGTGTTGGCCAACCATCCCATGATTTCCACCGAGACGCTTTCGTTGAACTGTGCTGCCACGGAAAGAAGCAGCGCATTGTCGCGCACCATTTTTTTGGCGACAACCTCTTTGCCGACCGAAAATTTGGGATGCAGTTCATACTCATCGCCGTCACGCAGGAACAGTTCCACCTCCTTTGCCTTGCGCTTGTTGCCCTTTTGATAAAGCCACTCCCGGTGTACACGTTTTTCATCGACTTCGAACCCATAGCGGTATTGGACCGTTTCGTCGGCAAAGACCGCCTCAAAATAACTGGGCTCCTGTTCCGTCCTCCGGTTGAGACGGAAACTTTCCACCCGTATGCTTTCGCCGGACTGCACGCCTTTGGAGGAATTGATGACAAACCATTTGAAGAAATCGAGTGCTTTGACCAGATTCGATTTCCCGCTGGCATTGGCCCCGTAGATGACCGCACTCTTCAGCAAAGAGAGGTTCGTACCTTCAAGCTCAAAAACAATCTCATCGGACCGGGTCTGTTTTTCTTTCAGCGCGGAAGCAGCCAAAGACAAGGTCGCCGGCTCCTTGAACGAAAGGAAATTTTCGACTGTGAACTGAATAATCATATTATATCGCAGTTATATGTAAATTTTATGCAAATATAGGGGATATTTTTCATATATAGATGTTTTATCGGATCTCTTTTTGCGGTTATTTTCCTGCACGTGAAAATCAGACCGTTTTCGTTCTTGCAATGCTGCCCTGCAAAAGGCGACTGCAATTTTCCGAAGCGGCAACATCGGCTTGCGATTCATGCTCCCGATAGTGGAATTTGGGTGGAAAGACGCGAAATTCGCCACATCTTTCCCCTCAATGTGGTACAAATGTACCGTGTATCTGACAGGAGGGGTGTTACAAATGTAGCAACAATACTATAAGTAGTATTATACAAGAAGAAAGAAGAAAGATGTACTTTTTTCTTTGACGCAAAGAAAAAAGATACCAAAAAAGAAACAAATCATGACAGACGGCACGCCGTCTGTTTTTTTGTTTTTTTGAATCGGAAAGTGTTGAAAACGGATAAGATGAGGATTAAAGGACCACTTCCTCCCCAGATACAAGAGAGAGAAACAGAACGAATACCTTATACCGTCACCCTCTTACCGTCTGGCATCCTTGTCGCGGTTCAGCCTTACGACAGAGCGCACGCAGTCACGTACCAGTTCGGCATCCCTCCGCTCCATGAAATAGTTCCCGCATTCCAACCGTTTCCTGTCCGCCGGCCTGTTGTTGTCCCTGCATTCACGGATTTCCAGTATGTCATTCAGGTAATAGTACTTGTCACCGCGTCTGACACGTGTTGCCAGCCGTTCGAGTTCCTTCAGCCGTCCGTTCCATGCAAGCCCTTTCTGGCGTAGAGCATCGGAAAGCCTGCTACGGCCACTGGTTCCGATAGGCAGTATCTGGAGATTCACCGCGTACCCGACTGTTTCATGCAGGGAATAGCGCAGGCTCCCGTCTTCGTCCAGCAGGCAATACAGCACAACACGTCCTTTTGCGTCGATTTCCTTGAAAGCCCCCAGTATTACATGCTCATCCAGGATACTGAGTTTTACCAACTGTCCGTCTTTGGGAGCATAGAGAGATTCCGAACATACACCCCGGCGCTTGTCCCATGCAAGATGGCCTTCGTTCAGCAGGCGTTGGAGGGCAATCTTTTGCTCTGCGCTCGCTTCCCGGCAATCATTCAGAAACATGACCGCGTCATCGGTAACGAGTTCTCTGCCCGCAGTCATCCTTACCGGAACCGACACGCAATTACCCGTGACATCTCCCACAAGTCCGGTTTCCGATGTCCCACCGTTGAAGACGACCATTCCCTTGCGAATGGACGACCCACCCGTGCTGTCTTTCGGAATACTCCCGATTTTCTTCTTATGATATGATTCCATTCTTTCGATTCTTTATCCAGATATTTCCTGTAACAGCAAAATGCCATACTTCATACATAAGTGGATACAATACGGCAAATATACGTATAATTCACCAAAAAGGCAGGTGACTGAACCCCATTTCTTCTGCATTTCCACGGTTTCCTGTATAAAGTCACAAAAACCGTACAAATAAGTCGGAATCCATGTGGATAGCTTCGTTCTGTATATTCTATATGATTAAGGAACAAAACATTACAAGATTGTCCGATTGTGAAAAGCATATCCGAACATACTGAATGACAGGAATACACATCCTCCTTTTCCGTCGTCCAATCCGGTTAAGAACAGTCAATATACCGACGTGTCTCTATATATTTTTTGATGCGTTTTCAGCGTATCTAAAAAACAACTTCAAGCCGGAACCCGGAAATCGTGCAGAAAGTCTGTACACCCGTGAAAATTGAAAGGACAGGCATCCACAAATGAGAATATTTCAAAAATATGGGACATGGTGAACACCAGCACCTTAAGCAACCATGATAAATACAAGTACTTTACTGTATATTTTTTGATACCTGCTTACAGTTTCAATCCGAAAGCCGCATTTTGAGCCATTTTGGAAAACCGGACTTGAAAAAACGGCCCGAGGACAGAGACCGAATCCGCACCCGAGGGTACACCCTCCCTAATCTTTTTATTTTTATTACACCATTGAATATCAATAATTTATTAGGTTTACTTTTGTATAAAGTAAGCCTAAAAACGTCTTTTACATTATCTTTGCTTACAAATTGAAAGTAAAAAAATCTTTTCAGTCCTATTTTATCCATTTTAAGCAGCTAATAATCTGATAATCAATAGACAAAACTGATTTTGATTTTATACATACGTTGAAACGGGGCTTTTTTGATTTTTGCAAAGGAAAAATTTTTTTCAAAGAAAATCATTTTTTTCTATTTTATTGATATTCAACTATTTACAAATTCACTTCGCGCGCGTGCGTTCCATATTCGCAAAAAGGCTGTTTTTGGAACGTTCCAAATTTTTTTTCTCAAAAAGTTTTGCAGTTCTGAAAAACGGTTTTATAATAGTCATGTACTCGAAAGCCAAACAAACGGCAAACAAGTACGGAGAAAAACGAATAAAAAAATAGATAGTAAAAAACAGAATTAAAAAACAGAAAAGCAAAGACCGCCGAGAGCGAGAAACAAAAACGGCGTTTACACGAAAGTGAGTTGTTGAGCCGTCAAAGGGTAACACCCGAAACAACACCGTGTGCGTTTAGGTACGCTTAAAGAGTGCGTTAAATAACCACGCTTCGCACGGGGCAATAATACCAGTATTGCCAACCTACGAAAGTAGGGAAATTTATGGAACGGGATAAATCGTATTTATTCCGAGTGCCGGAAATACGTCAAGACTTTTGCAAGTCGCTGGGAGTATTGAGAATACCGCCACTGAAAAGGACGTGCAAGAATAATGCCATAATTGCGCCCTTGTGCGCACGGAGATAAAATGCACGGTAGCGGAAAAACAGTCCGCACGGAGCTTGAGAAAAGAGCATTGCCAATGTTATGCCCATAATCACCAGCCGCCCACCGCCTTACTGTTAGCTGCCGGATTGGAAAAGATCCGGAACGTGCCAGAGAAGCGTCTTGCCGAAATTGGAGTAAAGCAGCGCAGAGCCACGACACGATGAGTAGAACTCGTGCAAAGATACGATATGCCGAAAATGCGCTCATTTGGATAGCTCTGCTATGGGGTACGTTTTAAGTGCGACAAAGTTACGAAAAATTTTGCCGTGCAGGGTGAAATGCACGGCAAATTTTTGGGCGCGTGGCAGGAAATGCCACACTTTGCGCTATGGTGCAAAGTTCGGGGTTCGACTCCCCGAGTGCCCGCAATGCGTGATTTTGCGCAGTGTTTCTAAAATTTTATCATTATGGCAACTTCTAAATTGAACAAGGAACAGTATGCAAACATCGGTTCGTTTGCAGGTATCATGTTGGTTTACAACTCTACCAACAAGGACGGTGAACTCGTGCAGACGGCACAGCACTTTTTCGGTGCGGACTTTGAGCCTGCCGACAAGTCGGACAACGAGATTTTCCGTGTGATTAAAAACATGGTCGCAACTATGTGGCACACCATTGCGGAGGAAAAGAAACTGCGTGCCGATGCCGACGGCATACGCTCGAAATTCCGTGCCACAACCCCTGCGGAAATCATCATCTGCGAGAAGTCGGGAAATCGTATCAAGAAGTACGACCTTACCGACAGCGTTTGGGCGCGTATCGGTCTTGTGCCGACCAAAGTAGACCTCGAGAAGTCAAACCGTGATTTCCAAAAGACAATCCATGCCGCTGCAAAGGCTATCCGCAACGCCATGGATTTCGCCCCGAACCTCGCCAGCCTCGAAAAGCCAACCGAGAAAACGACCAAGACCGGCAAGGCTGAAAAGGTGGCGGAACAGCCTGCCGGAACGGTTGCCGACGAAAGCAAAAAGGCGGCATAAGGGCAACGGAGTAACTGAAACCTGCCCGAAAAAGGCAAAAGGACGGCAGGCAGCCCGCTGAACGTGTGGGACTGCCTGCCCTTTTCGTATCTGCCGTCGTAAGCGCGTGTTCTTGTGACGTATGCCACGGATACGCGCTTTTCATTTCGGGCGAAAGCAACTGTAACGTGATAGGCGAAAAGAATTTCCCGGCAAAAAACGGTGCCGGGACTGTACCTCCGCCGCAGGACGGGGAGTACACCGTGGACGACCTGAAGACCGCTCTGGAAGAGTCCGAGCGGTCGCTGCATGATGCCGTCTTCATAGCCCGCCAAGTGTGGGAGAAGGACTGCGATGCCGTGAAGTTCGACATCGACGACCTTGTGCAGATAGAATCGGCATTGCAGGAGATATGCAACATCACCGCAGGAATTGACAGCGGGGACGATGGCGAGTGACATGACGCGCACACGTGCTGCGGAAACTGCGGGGCGTGCGCGCTTTTTCGGGCATTGATATACACTGTGTCAGGATTGCACCCTGAAATGCCCGCACTTTTCTAAAATTCCCTCCGATATGACTTCCTTGCGCCGTGAGGCGTTGTGCCTACCTTGTATATAACACGGTTAAGCACGGTCTGGCGTTCTGCGGAACCGCCTGCCGTGCTTCCGCTGTTATCCTGTGCGGGGAAGCGGAGAACGGATGTGCCAATAATAAAACGAATAAATATGATAGAAGTGTTTGACGCAAAGCGCACCCGCAGTTACGGGTGCTTTGCCAGTTTCAAGGCTGCCACCGATACGCTTGACAGCCTTGCCGCGACGGGACAGCTCGGAAGTGTGCCCGCTGTCAGCGTGGCGGCGTATTGCAGCGGCGTGTTACAACGGGAATATGAAGCGGTGTTTGTCGGTGGGAAATGGCGTGTGCCGAAATCTCCGAAAAGGCGGATGCCGGAAACGAGACCTGCCCGTGGGAGACGTCGGCGGAAATGGTGCAAGGAGTACGCTACGGCGGAGCTGATGTTCCGAGAAGGGTTTCCCGACCATTTGAACCGCAGTTATCCGCTCTCGGCGGACAGCCTGAGACGGTGCAACCGGAAATGCAGAATTTATATGCAATAATAAAAACGCAATGAGTATGAAAACATTAGCAGACGTGAAACGGAAAATGACGCTTGGCTCGAAGTGGCGGTGTGTCCGGCTGTTCGAGGGCGGAAAAGACCTCGGCGTGCGTGAGGTCGGGAAAGTGCAGGGTAATGCCGTGGCATTCCTCAAACCCGACGGGAAACTCTCGTGGCTATGGTGGCCAAAGGCAAAGGACGTGCAGGTGGAAGAAAACGCCTTCACCGTGCTCCAGAACGGAGTGCCCAAGCTCAAGTACATCTATGCCGGATAGGTGTTCCGGAAAAAATCATGCAAAATAATATGAATTAATAACAACTATGGGGGCGGAATGCCCCTATGCTTTTATAAACGGATAAAGAAAATGACAGAAATAACGAGAAAGCAGATATCTGGTCTGCGGGTAAAGATGTATTAACGGCTATGGGAGAGGAACATAGAATCAACGAGATAAAAGGTGTCATCATCAGCCGTGCCCTGCTCAAGGAATACGGGTATGATGGCGATATGCCCACCGACAAACAGATGCAGGTCATCGGCAACGGGTTACTTGAATACTGGGGCGTAAGCGACGGTTTCAAGGAAGCCCTCGCCAGTACAATGGAGAACATGTTCGGTGTAAAAGCAAAAGATTAGGTCTATGGAAACGAAAGAACTTACTACCCACCAGCGTGGTGTTATTCTACGCGGCATCTGCGGCGGGGCTGCATTGAAAGACAAGTCGCCGCAAATATCTGAAAACAATACCGTCATAACCTGCGCCGGAGGGTTGGAGATTTGGGACATCTGCTGCATCAGCAGTGATGCCGAAGCCTTCGGCCTGAAACCGTCCTTCGGTTATGACGGGCACACGAGAATCACTTTCACCCCCAAAGAATAAGCGGAATGAAATCATATTACTACTTGGACTACCTGCACCGTGAAATCTTCCTTGAAGAGGAGGATATTCAGACCGTTCCGGAATCAGGCAGGGCGGACGATGCCTGTTCCGCCATTGCCGAAAAGCCGTATGTCGTGGAGCAGTTCATGGCGGACTCTTTCCGGACACTCAAAGATGTGGCCAGCCGCCTGTGCGATTCCCCTGATATTAAAAGCCGCCACGATGCGCTGATGTATATCGTGTGGAGGGTGGCACTGGACATCAAGGAGTGGCGGACTCTGAGCCATAGCGAAGCCGCCGTCAAGGTAACCCGTGAGGACGGTTTCGTGTGGCTGCTTGTATCGGCGGAAAATGCCCGGAAGCTATGGGAGGCAGACGTATTCTCCCTGTACAGGCTTTATGCCGATGATTCGGAATCCCTGATCGAAAGCGAGGCGGAGCTGGAATCGACTATCAAGGGCGGATACCAGATAGGTATCGAGGTGGGGTTCGCCTCTGTAATGGACCATGCCGCCCGGATGAAGCAACAATAAAAATCGGAAACAATCAAATAACGAAATCAAGAAGAAAGGTATGGAAACAACATTATTGACAAAGGAAAATGCCCATCGTGTGACCATGGTGCGGCGTGTGGATGCCCCGGAAAGCGAACCGGTAGCGTTTCTTTTCAGGGGAAAGAGACACGGGTATTGCAGCTATTCCCATCTTGTAGGGAATCCGGGCAAGGAAGAAATCCTCGCCCCGGCGGACTTCAAGGACTGGGAAGTTGTGGAAGTGGCGCACCCGGGCTATCTGGAAGAATATTTCAAGCAGGCGTGCAGCTCCTACAACCTCACCTCCTTCTCACCCGACGAGCGGGGTGAGTCAGACATCGCCTCGCACGAAAAGGAACTGCACGAGGATTTGCAGTCGATGCCCGAGCAGCAGCGGGAACGTTACATGGAAAACTACAAACGCTATTTCTCTGCCATGATCGCCGCCAACAGCCGTTGTGCCAGCGCGATGATTACGGGACCTGCACGCTTCAACACGGGCCGCAACGAAAAGGCCTGCAACAGCCACGCCAAGAGCGTCACGGCGTTCCGGGAATGGCGAGAACGTGCACTCGAAGCGATTCGCAAGGCTACCGAAGCGGCCAAGCCCGAAGAACAGCGTCTCGAGGAGGAGTGGCAGAAGGTCAAAGCCTTTATCGACGATGCCGCCTCGACCATTCACGGTATCGATACGGGTACGGCACGAGGCTATAGCCGGGCTCTCTTCGTCAGCAACCTCGCCGGGCGACTCTCCACCTATGTCAACCATGGCAACGTGGAAATCATCGACCGTGCCGTCGCTCGTCTGCGAGAGTGGAACGACAAAGTCAAGAAACCTGTCGTCACGGCACGCCATTCAATCTTCAAGTATCCCGAACTCGTCCGCAAGGTGCGGGAAAAGCAGCAGGAACGGGCAAGCCGTGAAAATCGTGAGATTCCGTTCGATGGCGGCAAGGTGGTCTACAACTTCGAAGAAGACCGCCTGCAAATCCTCTTCGACAAAATACCCGATACCGATATGCGTACAACCTTGAAGCGTAACGCTTTCAAGTGGGCGCCACGCAACCAGGCATGGCAGCGCCAGCTCACCCGCAATGCCGAATATGCCGCCGGTCAGGTGTTGAAAATAACCATTTAATCCAGTGCCCATGAGATACATCATCGATTCACGTTATTTCGACGGGACATGCCTCACGTCGATGTCGGATGACATGCACAGCGACTACGGCGGCGAGACGCTGGAAGCACTGCGCGAAAGGGAGAAGAACCCGTACCTGGTCGCTGTATCACCGGTACGCATGACACTGCTTGTGAAGCGTTATACCCGGGCACTTTGCAAGCCCTTCCATGAAATTACGGAGGAACGTTATTACGAACTGCTGGAATGCCTGCCTCCGGCCCGCATGCAGAGCGACTGGTTCTTTGTCGGGGAACCGTATTACCGAAACCTGTACGCGCTCTGTTTCGAGTCGGACGGCAGGTATTTCCGGGCGGAACGTCCCATACGTCTTTCCAATGCGGAAATCTACCGCCAGATTCGGGAACACATGGAGAAAGTAAACCTGCATCCCGCCATCGTCAAGAAGGCTTCCTTTGTCAAATATGTCAATTGGTACAAAAAGACGGTCACCTACATACCGTACTATTTCGAGTATGGAGGTAAAATATATTTCCTGAAGAACCTCGCCACTCGGACGGGATCCGAATTTGGCGACCGCCGGGAACGGAACGAGATGGCGGCATTGCTGAGGAACCTGCGCGGAAACCGCTACGAATACTGCACTTTCTACTCCCAAAAGAAGGACATCTTCGAGTTTTTTGACTGGCTACGGAAGAACAAATACACGCTGGAAATCCAGGGCGACTTGTTCGACTTTGCGGATGACCGCTCCCACGTGGACTTTCACGGCAATGTATGCGAGTATTCGGCTGTGTTCCATTACCGCATCTATTCACGCGAGCTTTTTGGCCATATCATTAACCAGCTACGCACCGTGAAACGGTATCACGCGTGACATAAAAGGAGGGAAACACGATGAAAATCTCAAATGAACCTACCCCATACCTCCTGCTCAAGGCAGGAACTGACAGTGCATGGGATTGCTGCGACTTTGCAATCGTGTACCTGTCAAAAGAGTGGAGACAGACACAGTCCGGCAGGCTGGAAGCCGTCAAGCCATTCAAGGATGACATCAGTTTCCAGTCTTTGAACTTTTATGACATATCGGTTGGTTTTTACCAGCCGGACGAGGACGGGATACTGGGCAGCGAGGACTTGCCGGAAGACAATAGCTGGTGCTTCGTGGAACTTACCGAAACGGAACTGGAAAGGTTGGTTCCGCCGGACAATGTGCTGGACAGCCATATCTTGGCGGTATTTGCAAACGGGGAAGCCAGATACCGGGCGTACGGCAAACATACCGACGAGCGATTCTGGACTGAAAAATTCCCTTTGCAACAGATTTTGGATATACTGGCGAGTCATGAATCTTAAAATTTCAAAGCAACCATGACAGAAATCATCAAAACGGACGGAACACGCCAACCCGTGCAGCCTGCCAATGGCTCGGACTTCACGCTGAAGGAGATGCAGGCGATTGTCGGCGGCTACATCGAACTGGTGGAACTGGACGGGAACACGACAATGGTCGTCAACGAGGAAGGCAAACTTATCCCTCTGTCCCTCAATCTTGAAGCGAGCAGGATATTCCGTGCTCATCACCCGGCGTCGAAAGACTTCATCGTCGGGGACGTACTTGTGTGCAACAACAATCAAATCAGATAAAAATTATGGATAAAGAAAAAGCAAAAGCGCTCAGCGAAATTCTCGCGCGCTACAAAGAATTACAAGAGAACGACAGTGTAAACCTGATCGAATTTCATACCGCTGACGGGAAGAAACACGGTATCGGCAATGCCGCTGCCATCAAGCTCCTGCTTTCAGTGGCCGTCATCGAACTGGAACGCCAGCTTCGGGCCGCACAGTTCGGTGATATTCCGGAAAGCCTGGAGAACAGCCGCGAGTACAAGGCGGCCAAACAGCTGGAATACGCCATGAACGATTTGGGATTCAAGTCCGAACGTTTCGCCCAGGCGCTTCCTTATTTCCACAAGACACTGGAACAGACATTCTTCAGAACTGTAAAAGCCGGTATTCTCGCCATGGCGGAGCGTGACCCGCGCCGTATCGACGGGCGCAACGAGGCTTCTTACGAAATGTGCCGGATGCTGGCCCCCATGTTACAGGATACCAGACTTCCATTCATCTAAAAGGACATGTTCATAGACGAGAGGACACAGAACCGGATCCATGCCATCCCCGGCGAGAGCATTTCCCATAGCACGATGCGTACGCAAGACCTGATCCCGGTGTTCATGGATGTTATCCGTGACACACCGGAGTACGTGCAGGTGATGGATGCCGTCCCCGCCCATGCCATGGAAGACAAGGATGCTGAATGGTGGAACAGCGATGACGCGGCCGGATTGCTGGAATCGCTGTTCGACACGCTTGACAGCTGCTCCCCGGAGGATTACTATTTCGGCGCCCACCCCGGTAACGGCTCCGATTACGGATTTTGGAAAATGGACTAATGAATGCCGGAACATGATACGGATTAAAAAAGACAAGTGGCATGGCATCCTCAAAGACGGGATTTGTATCGGGCAAATCTATCTTGCCCGTGCCGAAAGCAGGAAATTGAGATACTGGGCAATCTCTTGCGTGAGTGGAATCGGTTTCAACACTTTCAATGAAGCCCGCAGTTATGCCAAAAATTTCCTTTAATAAAAGAACCGCATGATAAATTGGATACAACAGATGCTTTTGTGCCGTAAAAAGACGGACAAAGGCAGAATGACACTCGGGAAGGTGCAGGAAGAGTATGGCGGGAACGATGTATGCATGGGAGAACTCCTTGATGCCCTTCCCGCCGACGGACTTTCCATAGAGGAAGCGTTCGGGCTGGCTATCGCCGCCAAGAAATGGGCGGACGGAGACCGTTTCTACCGAAGTATCAACGATGGAGAACCGGAAGAATTGTAAACAACAACAGAACAATGAAGACAAAGAAAAATGGACAGATATGATTTCATAAGATTCGGGGAACAGGTACGCTGGTACAACGAAAGTGAAGACCTGATGGAAACCATGCAGGTGTGCTGCCCCGTATATCCTCCCGTGCAGGGCGACACAAGGGTACAGCTGGTATCCGCCGGAATAGAGGCGCTGCAATCGGGAGGCGGGTCGGAAAAGACGGTCAGGGCCTCGCAGCTCGTGCCCTTCATAAGCCACTTCGGCAGGGGATACTGGGAGGCTCTCACACAGGCAGCGGACAATGGGGCAGGCACGGACCTGCTCGAAGCGATGATCAGAAACAGCTGTCTGGGCCTGGGAGAACAGATATGCCTGCTTTGTGGCAAGGTGTCGGCAAGCGTGCACGCTGCATTCTGCAGGGTATATCCCGAAGAGGGAAGCCTGCTCGACGTCATTGAGTGGCAGGGAAAGGAGTACCCCATAAGGAAGCTGACACTGTTCCGGGGGACGGAACAGGAAATGGAAACAACCGTATCGGTCACCGCATTGCAGAGGAAGCTCATCGGACGCAGGAGCGGCGCACCCGTTTCAAAAGCCGCAGAAAGGATCGATGAAGGTATTTATTATTACTGTGAACAGGAAAAGGAGTTCCTCCTCCCGCAAGAAGGCCTCACCGCATTTGTAGAAAGGGGATGAGACAGGGAAATGATACGATATACACAGATAAAGACAATTGAAAATGAAAAAAGAACCGAGTAAAACGCAAGAAAACGGCATATCGGATACCGGCATTCCCATGCCGGACGACATCCTGCCGAGACTTGTCAAGGAAAAAGATGCCGGCAAAGAATATATGGCCGCTACCCGTGAAAAACTTATGCGCCTGCTCAAGGAATACCTTGGGCAAAAATACGGGCGGAAAGTCCGCTTCATCCTTCCGACGGGTGATCCGGCCGGTGACCTGCTGGACGGGAAGGGATTCTATCCCTGTTCGGTGACCATATACGACAAGTACGGTTTTGCAGCCTGCAGCAGTGCCGTATCGGTAGAGCTGACTGCGGAAGGAAAAATTCTCATCCCTACCGACGAGGCCGGAAAAATCCACGACGCGGAAGAGTACCTCTCAAATGACGACCTGCTGTCCTTGTGCGGAACGGTAGAAGAATACGAACGGCTGTTGCCTGAAATCCGCAAGGAACTGGCAGAAAACGGGAACTGGAAAGAATTTGCCCGAAGAATGCTGGAGGAAGAATTCCCGCAGGCAAAAGTTGAGGTACGGGAGGAGTTTATCCGGGACTGCTGGGAGAACCTGCAGACAGAAAGTTATAACCTCCAACACTTTGAACGGTATTGTCAGGAAAAATAATAAAAAATATACGAACCATGTCAGACAAGATATTACAGATGTTCTTCGACATCGGCCGGTGGAAAAAGGCCATTGAGAAAGGCGTGCTGAAAGACATCCGGAAAGACCAGCTTATCCGGCTGACCGACGAGCATACCCGTATGGCCATGGCCGATGCCATGATACAGGGGAAGTACGAAATCGCTCCCCCGCATACCGCACAGATACCGAAGGAGAACGGCGAGTTCCGTACGGTATACATCAACGAGCCCGTCGACCGGGTAGTGCTGGGCATTGCCAACGACCTGCTCTTTGAACTCATGCCGGAAATGGTACACCCCTCGTGTAAGTCCTACCAAAGCGGTATCGGCTGTGGCAGCGTAGTCACCGAGGCCAGCCGCCGGATAGCGGAAACGAGAGGCGGCGGCATTCTGGGCTGGAAGTCGGACCTGAGCAAATATTTCGATAGTGTGCCGATACGGTACATTGACGAGGCGTTCGACAAGGTCGAGGCCAGACACGGACGCTCCTCCTTAATTGACGTGCTCAGGAAGTACTACCACAACGATCTTTACTTCGATGAAGACAACCGCCTTCAAGCCAAGTACCAGTCCCTCAAACAGGGCTGTCCCGTGGCAAGCTGGCTGGCCGACGTGCTGCTCCATGATCTCGACGGGGAACTCTCAGGAATGACAGGCTACTACATCCGATACTCGGACGACATGCTGTTCATCGGGAAAGACTACGGGAAAGCAATGCAAGTGCTGGAACAAAGGCTCGGCGAGAAAAGCATGAAGCTCAACCCGAAGAAGGTGGAATACCTGATGTCCGACCGCTGGTTCAAGTTTCTCGGGTTCAGCATCAAGGGGGACATGATCTCCCCTTCGGCAAGCCGTATCAAGACTTTTCAGAAAGAGATTGAACGCCGCACGATCCGCAATCCCCGCACTACCCCGGCAAAAGCGGTCAATGCAGTCAACCGCTACCTGTATAAGGGCAACGGGGAGTTCAGCTGGGCGACCCAGGTGCTTCCGGTATGCAATGTCCGCAGAGACCTTGACGAACTGAACAAGTTCGTGATGGACTGCCTGCGGGCCGTAAGTACGGGCAAGCGGAAGGTAGGCGGTCTGGGATATGTCAGTACCGGGCAGGACGGCTGCATTGTCCGGGGCAAAGGGCGCAACGTGAAGGCGAACCGGGGCAAGACCCCGGGAATCATTCCGGGCTACCTGACCATAGGATGCATGCGCGGCGCCTTATTGACGAGCCGGGCGGTGTACAATACGCTGGTAGCATCGTTATAGGGCATGCCGGGCACACGGCAGAACGGGTGAACGGGCAGGTTATTCAACGTTACAGGCTTATAACCAGAATCCATATAGGAATTAACCGGTCTAACAGCCGGTTAATCCCACCTTGATTCTGGCTGCGCCTGTAATGTATCGGGAAATTAAAGTCATGTGCCGTCTGTCCCGCACCCGTTACCGGAGCACACCGGGAAAGTTCAAGGAATAGGTTTGGGCATCCCGCGTACCGACGTCTTCTTTCCGAGTCTGAAGGCGGCTGACCGTCGCCTTCGGACTCCGCAGAAGACCCATACGCGGGATACATCGGAAGCATAAAGCCATGTGCCGGTATTATGAGAACTTTCAGTCTTTTCCAGCACGGGAACGTGCGGTTCGGGGGAATGGATTCAGCCCGCTGTCTCCGATAAGCCCGTATCGCGCCGTCGTATCCCTAGCGTCATACGACGGCGCCATTCCGGCTTCCGCCACAGCAGACATCGGACCTGTAAAGGAACGTGCCGGCATTCCGGGAACCGCAAAAAGAACAGCACAGGACAAAGGGGGCAAGGCCGGGATTTCAACAGAGCCGCGATTTACACGGCTGGAACCTTTGTCATCTCCTGCTAACACGACAGATGACACAGGGTCCAGCCGTACTCGCGGCCCGTATCAGGTTTTTAAAGGGATGTGCCGTCCGGATGAGCCCCCTGAACAGAAGGTAGCGCGACCGCATATGCACGAGGGACCCAAATTCAAGATACAGTATTCAAGCTTGGTCCTGAGCCAGGCAACTACCTGGTTCAGGACCGAAGTCCTACTGTATTTATCAGGACTATAAAGATACGCGCCAGGGGTTTGAGTGCCATTAATTGTAAACAGGTGAGAAAATGGAAGATATTTACCGAGAAACCGTCACCGCCATAGAGAACGGCGCAAATTTCCGGATTGATTTCCAGTCCAGAAGTTTAAAAGTAAACGGGAGACACATGATACGGAACGGCAGGCATGATGGCGCTCCGTGGTTGCCGAAGTACGGCTGCGGGGATTTTTTCACGGATGTGGAGGATCTGTACCGCCGCTATAAACATTCGATACCATCGGAGCGCAGCCAGAGCAAGTCCCGCCGGTATTTCATGGCATTGCCCGAAAGTGACCTCGAGGACGGGGACATGCTGTATGGGCAACACCGGGACACCGCTCAATTCGAGCTGGAATTCTATATCCTCTGCCGGATTATGGGCGGGTTCACATGGAATCCCGAAACGATGGGCAAATGGTTCTGGCAAAGCGAAAAAGACAAGGACCTGGTGATACTCAGAGAATGGGTGGAGCCCGGAAGTAATCAACTATTAACAAATTCACAATGAGCAGAAAGAAACAAGAAACAAAAATCCTGTGCCCCGGATGCGGCACGGAATTCGCCATCGCGGACAAGGAATTTACCGCCACGGGCATCGTTATCGGCAAGAATTCGGGTTTGGGCACGGTCTATCCGGCGGTGGCCGGTCATAATCCCCCTGCCGGACTTCCCAAAGGGGCGCGCGAGCGTATCGAGGCGCTCCGAGGCGCCGGTGTGGACGTGAGCTGCCTGTTCGCCATGCAGGGAGCCGGGGGTGGCGAGTACGTCGCCTCCAACAAGGACGGGAAACTTACCATCCTGGATGACAACGACCCGATATTCGGCTGCATCATGGCACAGGGTACCGTTCCCAACAACCGCCTCTTCCGCCGGTGGGTCATGGCGCAGATGTTCCACATGATGTCATATACGCATCACTGCCGGAAAGAGCCGGCAGGGGTGACCGAGATGATCCACAGGAAAGGCTATGATTACCAGTGGAAAATGCTCCTGAACGAGCTACACGCCCAGATGAAGATGGAACACAAGGACATCACAGGTTTTGTAGAGAGAAACCGCTGGTTCAACCGTGATGTGGTTCTGGCCATCGCGAGCGACTATGTCAGCGCGCTGAAAAAACACGTGGGTAACCTGGAAACAAGAAAATGCAAGGGAGTTCCCTACAAGCGTGTATACGGCCGTAATATTTTCGTGGAGGACCTGCAATCCAAACTGTACTACCCGCTTTCCATCGCGATAACCCACATCAGGCACGCGCTGGACGCCGCACAGCTTTACAACGCGGTCAGACAGTTCAATGACCGCCGTATCCGGCTGCCATGGGATACTCCTCAAAGCAAGGCATGGATGGACGCCTATAAGGGCGCCGGGGCGTTCTTTACCATGCAGAACCTGATCCGTTTCCACGGCTGCACAGCCATTGACGATTCGGGGCGCAGGCTGGACAAGTACCAGTCACTGGCGTTCCTGTCAGCAAAAGCGGAAGAGTATAAAAACGGAGAAGGATGGCGGTTGCTGGCAGTCCTGAAAAAAATGCTGGCGGACAACAATATCAACATCAAGAAGAAGATGGCGGCATGGCGTAAGAAGTAGGCCGTCATCTCCATCCGCCCGGTAGGCGGCACGGTGTGGCGGGTCAGAATAAATCAGTACTCCCTCCATTGAAATGATGCTCATCCCTGTTAACACAAGATGAGCTTCTTTCAATGGAGGCATTACATCGAAAACGTAAAGAGATGCCCCCGTTTGACGACCACACCACTATTCTAATCAAAACGACATAATCCTTTATACGATGAGCAAGAAACAACTACGACGCAGGGCTTACCTGCTGTACCGGTTACGAAAACAGGGTATCCGATGCCTGACGCGCTGCCGGACCATCTTCTATCCTTACGGGGAGGATCCGAAATCAGTACCGTACATCCGCAGCCTGATAAGCGAGTTCCATTTCCTGGTCCAATTTGAAATATCCGCCTGACATGCAACCGGGAGACATTGCAACATTGAAAGTGCCCTACAAGGGCTATCGCCGCATAGAGCTGCTGGAACGGCTCCAATACACCTGGCTGGTACGCATCTGTGAGAGCGGGAAGGAAATCGAGGTCTATGAAGACGAGTTCGAAACGGATTAAAGGTACGGAACAATGAAAGGAGAACAACAGGAAGAACGCATACCGAACTTTATCGGCAATGCCGTCATTATCCTCACAGCCGCCCATCTGGGCTGCGAGGTGGAGATGCTCGCCACCGCACAGGAGGTGTGGCGGACGAAACGCCTGCCCGAGGCGGTGCTGCTGGGCATGTACGAGAAGGCCGCACGCGAGGCCGTGTCGGCTGTCTGGAAGAGAGGCCTGGCGGAACAGGCGGACCGTCTCGGAGAGATATTTTACAAGACGGGGGAATTTCCTCCGGACAAAAAACGGGAACACTAAAAAAGACACCAGTATGAGAGCAAGAACCTTTCAGGAAATATACGACTTCTGTCGTACGGATGACACCTATCGGAGCTATTTCGAAGTATCGGACGAGTCCCGCATCACCGGGGCAAAGGCAAGAAAGTACTATTACGGCGATATTCGCCGCGGCCAGTGCCGCGTGGGAACATTCATCTACTGCCAGTCAATGCGGCAGCTTGAAAGGTTCCTCGGGGGCGCAAGGCAGGATCATTACATCCATATTGACCCGCTGACCTGCCGGGAAGTGAGTCTTAAGGACGATATGTTCCCCCACCGGACCGCCTATATCGTGGTACACGTCAGGCGGCAGGGCGTGCGGATTGAAATCGAGCATCCCCTGCACAAAGGATGGGTAGATTTCACGGCACGTTCCCACCGTCCCTTCACCAGGGAGGGAATCATAGCCGAGGCGAAGTCCTATATTGACAGGCACATCCTGCTGGCACCGGGCAGATACCGGGACTTGCAGCTGGAACATATGGTTTTCAGGGAACAGTTCCCCACATGGTACAGGCAGTATAAAAAGAGACTGCATGACCGGGCGGAAGCCGAACATCAGGACATGGTGGAGAGATACCGGTACAGGAATGACATCACCTACGGGGAAGCCCGTGACATGCTTGCGGCTTCAGGCATATTTTTCGACCTGAACTGCGACGAGTTCGAGCGGGATGAGATTACGGAACAATTTGTACAACTCTGTAACAGAACTTGAAATGGAAACGGACATAGTAAGAAAATGTATTGCGGACTATCTGCACAAGATAGACAGGTACAGGCAGCAACGGGATGAACTGCAAGGAAGGATTGATGCGACCCGCCGGAAAATTGCCTGGCATGAAAAGCGGATCATCAGGCTGTCAGAACAGCAGAAACGTATCGAAAGGCCGTGGTGGACGAAGGAAATCGTGGCTCCCCTCATGCGGGAAGTGGCACGCCTCACCCCGGAGGTGGCATGGAGTGCCGAAAACCTGTACACCCATGGGCTGAGGGCAGCATGTTCTGTTTACGGGGAAGCACAAAACGGCGGGACCGTCGGCCTGACTTTCACGTTTGACGGCGGTGTCCTCAGTTATGACACCGGGGAAGTCACACGCCGATTCGCTCCGGGTACGCTCGGTGATATCAACGGCATGAACAATGTCTGCGCCCCCGTGGAGAGTGTGGACACACTGGTTGCAAAAGTAAATGGACAAAGAGTGGAACTTAAAAGCCAAGCGGATGAACCTGTATAATCAAATCAAATATAACGGATACCACATCAACATCTACTATGATGACGATGCCGGAAGCCCGCGAAAAATGTTCGACAACCTCGGTACGCTCTACACGGCACACCGTCGCTACCGCCCGGAGAAGGAGTTCGATGAGCACTTTGATATCGACAAGGTTTTTGACGGGCGCATCGGAAATTTCCGGGGATCGTTCCTGAAGGAGTATATCGCCTTGCCGGTCTATCTCTACGAGCATAGCGGCACTACGGTATCCACCTCGCCGTTCAGCTGCCCGTGGGATTCCGGATTTTTCGGAATCATCGCGGTACCGTTGGACAAGGTGCGCCGGGAATACGGGTGGAAGAACATCACCGTGGAACGCAGGAAGCGGATCGAGGAATACCTGCAAGGTGAAATCAAAACCCTTGACGACTACTACACCGGAGAGGTCTTCGGATATTGCATAACACCGGAGGATGACGACTCCAACGAACTGGACAGCTGTTGGGGATTCTACGGAACGGACAGTCTGAAAGAGATGGAAGCCGAATGCAGGCATATCATCGACGGACTGGACAAGGCGGCAGCATAAAATAGAAAAAATGATTGACATGGAAGAAAAACAAGATTATAAGGAGATTAAGGTACGCCTGCATCATATAGATCGCGGGAACTGCACGGAAGTCTGGGAAGTACAGACGGAGGAAGGCAAGCCCGGGCGCTATCTGGGACGTGATGACGGTTATGGTCCGAAGGAGTGGTACACGCTCTGCGATGCCCCCTACGGATATTGCGAGAGGGACTGCCACGTAAGGACGGACCTCATCCTTGTCATATGTGACAAGAAATGGAACGAGGTACTGCGTGACGGAATGGACAGGGAACGCTTTCCCGAAAGTTTCCCTTCATTGGACGAGGCATGCAACGAGGCATGGGACAAGGTCGTGAAAGGGCTTCCGCATGTCACACGCAAAGGTTTCGGGCAGTGGATTACCAAACAGTCATTCCTTCCGCTCAGCCAGACCGAGGAGCTGAACTGGCGGGATTGCTACTGTGAGGAAGAGGCAAGCGAGATTCTCTCGCGTTTTACATGGATCAGTGAAGAGTACGCCATCTTCAAGGTCACCCGGCGGCACACCAAATGCGATGCACGGTGGTACGAGTATTACGCGGGCAAGACAAACCGGCAGGAACACGAAAGTTACGTCCGTTTTTTCGGATACGAGTTCCATGACCGACATGTCAGCGACGTAATCGGAACACTCGGCAGGCGGTGTGACGACATCTTCCGTACTGTGGTGGAAACCCGCACGGACCACTACTACGGGCGCACGGTTTCCTATTTCATGGACGAGATCATCGGTTACGACCTGTCCCATGAACAAGTCCGTGACGCCAAGGAATGCAGGTTACGAAAGGCACGGGAAGACTATGATGAGGCGCTCGCCTATTATCATTGGCTGGAAAAGAATGGGAACGGTATCCCACAGAACACAGAACAGGAAAAACAGTCACAATAACTAAAAATACAATTCAAAAGTATAACTACAATATAAAAAACATATATAATGAGAACATCATACGGACTTGAATTCAATACGGTAACAGAAATCAATCCTGAATGGAGCGATTATGACAAGACAATAGCGGAATGCCACCTGGCCAATACCGGTGTGGTCATCGTGGATACGGAGTACGGGCAACCGATAGACAACGAATATGACCTTGAAGAGATCTACCGCCTTCTCGAAAAGGAGAATAAAAAAAGCGCCGCCAGGGTAATCCGGTCTCCCTTCCAGCTTCTTGACGAGCTATGCCTGTTGGAACCCGGGAGCACCATCCACTGTACCTGTCTTCACGGGAAGGACATGGACAATCCCCTGACACTGAAGGAGAAAAACTGCCGCATCGGCGACTGTCCCACGTTCGTACTCGCACATAATGACGGGAGCACGGTCAGGGTTGACGGCGAGCAAATCATGGAAGGCAGCTGCCGTTTCGATCTTCCCGGATGGGAAACCCCTCCCGCCGGGCAACTGCGGTATGTAAACAGGACATACCCTGACGGCATTCCGGTACGGCTGGAAGTATTTTCCTACGATTCTCCCGGAAACCTTTACGTGGGACTTCTCTCACCGGAGAATGACAACGTGACATCATGGGGATCCTTCACCGACGTGACGGTAAACATGCGCCCCCTTCCTCCGTATTATGCCTTCGTCAAGGAGTACAGCGAGAACGAGGGAATGGGCGAGTTTCTCACCCGGAACGGCATCGCCTGCCGCTCCCATGTCATACCCGATATCCAGAACGGATTCGTCACGATGCACGCCTACCTGTTCGACAGGGAACGGCTCGCGCTGCTCGCGCCGGACACTTTTCCCGATTACGAAAAAAGCCTTGTGGAAGAATGATACCGACTACCATGGAAGTAAAGCAGGAAAATAAAGGCATCAGGGTACGCTTGAACCATATCAGACACGGGGAGTGTATGGAAGTCTGGCAACTACAGACACCCGAAGGCAAACCAAAACGCTACGTCTGCCGCGATACTTACGGTGAGAATTGCTGGTACTGGCTATGTGACGCCCCATCCGGCTGTTGCGAACGCGATTACGCAATCAATAACGACATCGCTATAACAGTGTGCGACCAAAGCTGGCGGGAAATCACGCGGGACAGCAATAACCGCAGACGTTACGCGAAAAGTTTTGCGACATTGGAAGATACCTACACCGAAGAGTGGAGGAAGATTGCCGGCAACTATCCGGGAGTGACACGGAACGGTTTCAAGGAATGGATTCTCAAGCAATCGTTCCGCCCGCTCAACGGGACTGAAGAGGCCAACTGGCAATATTGTCGGCATGAAACGGTGGCAAGCGAGACTTTGGCACATTTTACATGGATCGGTGAGAAGTACGCCATCTGCCGGGTCACCCAGAAACATACCGAATGCGACGCCCGGTGGTACGAATATTATGCGAGGAAAGTACAGGGAATATATTACGGACACACCCATTTTTTCGGTTACGAGTTCCATGACCGGCATATTAGCGACGTGCTCCGGACGCTCGGCAAACGGTGCGAGGACATCGGCAGCACCGTGGTGGAGACCCGCTACAGGAAGGGCCACTCTGCCATGTCCTACTTCATGGACGAGTTCATCGGTTACGACTTGTCCTATGAACAAGTCCGTGACGCCAAGGAATGCAGGTTGCGCAAGGCAAGGGAAGACTACAACGGGGCGAACACCTACTATTACAAACTGAAAGAGAACGAGGTGAGTGTCCGAGGCATCGAGGCAATACTGCTTGCCATGAGAAAACAAATGCTAAAAGCGAAAAAACAATAAATATTGATATGGAAACAAGTAAAACTATTAAACCAGAAGAAAATGCCGAAGCATCCGAGATGCTCGGCTATATCATGGGGCAGCTGAAACACAACGGTGGTAAATGGGACCTGACCGATGATGCGGGCAAGCCCGTCATCTTTGATACGGAAAAGAACGTGTATATTCCAGATATCATGCTTTCAAAAGACTGTACTCCGTGTGCGGTAATCCCGCTGGGATATTTCGAGGATGACACGATCCGTGCCATCGTGGAAATGATTTCCTTGTAATAATCCTCCAAATGAGATTCAAGGACAACGGACTGGCCAACCTTCACGACCGGAACCGTGAGGAAAGCGGTTTCTGCTGCATGCAACTGATCACATTCCTTACGGACAATGGAGTGAAAAGCTGGGATGAATGGCACCGGGCGCATACCGACGCGGCCCGGGGCGAATGCAAATACCGGACACGATGCCCGGTTTACCGGCGCAGTAAAAACAAGACAGAATCAGACAAATAAATACTGCAATGAATAAAATAAGGCCCGAACTGTTGGAGCGGATAAGAAAATCCAACGAGGAATACAAAAGGATTGGATCCCTGTTGAAACCTTTGGGATTCACGCTTTGTACGGGAGCGGTCTTTTACGGAGAACGCCCGTTCAGCATGTACTGCGGTAAAATGGAAGACTACCGGTCTTTCATCGACAATATCGACAGTATCAGGGAAAGGTACCGGAAACGGAAAAACGAGAGCCTGGGAATTTATGAAACAAGAAGTCAAAAGCAACATCCGCAGAATCGAAGCGATACCGTACTGCATAAGAAAAAGAAAGACATATGATACTCAACATCGTTAAGAACGGAACAGAAAACACCCGCATAGCGGAAGCTGTCAGGGAGGTATTCCCCGACTCGGAAGTGAAAGTAAAGGAGGATTACGGCATGTCCGTGGACATAGAGATAAGCTCCCAGGAAGGGCTGCACAGCCTGGAAGGCCTCAAAGAGCTGGAGGACTGTTTCAAGGACTATGACATAAGAATATGGTGACCGCCACGCAACGGGCGGCAAACCGGAAATTGTTCAACTACAGATAAAAACAATCAACATGAAACAAGAAAATCCCACAGTACCGGAAACAGACAGAATTTTTCCGGAAGATGATGACGCGCTTTACCGCGAAATGACAGCGCACATGCCCGGTTGTTATTTCCCGACTTCGCTAAGCGAGGATGGCATCCACGAATTTGCCGGGGAGGAATTTCGCCGCATCAGGAACATTGTCTGCCGGCACTATAACTTCGACGAGGACAAATATATCCAAGAAAACGCCGGCGTATCCCCTTTCGATTCCGTCCAAGACAACTTCGAGCTGGAAGTGTACAGGCGTATCCGTAAGGATTATATGCAACTCAGTGTCATCTCCATTAGAGAATCACTTTTGGGGAAAATTCGCCGTGCCGTGGAAAAAGAGAACAATATTATCGGCACGTTTTACCGTAACCGTGGCGTGCATTACCGGGAGTCGGAATCACCGGAGTATGAAACCTCCCCGATAGTGGTGGTCCATAATCCCGTTTTTTACGGATACGGCGGTTACGAAGGTGCGACAGTTTATGAACTTTTCATCAACGGGAACGGCAAACTGCTCTGCACGCTCAACGGTGAGGCCGGCGAGGATTTTGATGAGCCTGCCGAAAACGTACAGACCGAAGGACTGCTCAATATCACCCACTGGCTGGAAGAATACGGGTTTATCCCTGATGATACTGATGACGACGAGATTACCGTATGCGACGAGTGCGGTTCAGACAATATCCAGACACAGGCATGGGTGGACCCGAATACCCGCATATTCATTGGCACTACGGGCATTGACCGTGATGACAACTGGTGTGACGAATGCGAGGATCATCTGCCCTTTACCACGCTTAAAGAATTTAAGGGACGTATGCAGGAATGGTGGGATTCGCTGGATTCAAATCAGATGGAGAAGATTACAGGCTACCGTCAGAACAAGCGTCAGGCATTTGTAAAAGCCTGCAATATATGGTGGGGCAACAAGAACTACGACGAGAAACGTAAAATCTGGAAAGAACATAACAATTATTGACTCATGGTTTACAATCTTCTTAAACGCATACAGAACCTGTTGGTTTCCAAGCCTTCCGGAACAAAGGAGGAATTGGAACTCCTAAGTCTGGTCAACCAGGCGCTTCCTACAATGCTCAATGGGCGTGAGACCGAAACACTTGCCCCCAATGAACTGCTGGTACGGATATGTCCCGACACCAAACATCCGGTCCTCGTATGCCATGACGGCAACGGGCAGTGCCTGTGCCTGCATAACGGGACGACGGAAGAGGATGCCATCGATGTGGACTTATGGCTGCGTTCCAACGGCAGGGAGTGTAACGGCTACAACAAGTTGCAGGAGGCAGTCGTGGACCTTGCCTACAATGCCGGAGCGGACAACCTATGGGAAGATATGGATTCCCGTGCCGTCAATGCCGAGATCGTCCGGTGGGCGGAGGAATTCGAGACTGAACATGCGGGCACTGATTGGGATGCGGGGGACTACTTCCTTGCCATCGACGGGTTTTACAGGAAAAAGGCAAAACAAATGAATCCGGCCGCAATGTCGGCGGACTGAAAAATGGTAACCGAATGGACAAGGAAACTGCAGAAGAAATCATCCGGGAAAACCGTTATCCGTCCGGATATGACATACAAGACTATCTGTCGGACAATAAGGATACGGTGCTTTCTCTGGAGGATGGAACGGAGCTGCTTGACGACTTCGACCTCTGGAAAGAACATTCCGACCTCGAACTTGAGAAAACCATGGACCGGAACTACTGGTCCTCGGCAGGTGGGTATTAGATTAAACACAAAAATAATATTATGGTAAGAGAACTTTATCAACGGCTCAGGGAATATTTCAACAACTTACCCGAACCGACAGAAGAGGAAAGACAATTTATCCGGGAGCTGAACGCCGGGTATTTCCCTATCACGTCCGTCCACCGCGATGACCTGGAAGGACAAGGTTTCGATGTGGAAAAGATCAGCGATGACGACATGCAGAATCTGGCGGAAAAGATGGCCGACGATTACTGCGAACAGTTGTTCTGGCCCAGCATGGAAATCATTGCCGGAGAAATCCTGAGTTTCCCGAAAGTAAAAACAAAAGACATTATCTGTCCGAAATGCAATTCGGAAAATATCCGTTATGATATTCACGAAAGCCGGTTCCACTGCGACAAGTGTTTTCAGGCATGGGATGACAAACTGTATGTGCTCGTGGAATTTCCCGGGGACAGTGCCCCTTTCGAGGAAGAAGGAACCGGTTACCCGGCATGGGAAAGCGGGGACAACGGGGCGCTTTACGTGTCCGAGGAAGACTATGTCCGCCATACCGGCAAATCTCCCGAGCGGGACAAGTGTTACCGGGCCGTATGCTGGCCGGACTCCCAGAAATACATGGGGACGAAGGGCTGTGACCCCATACAGGATGAAAACGGGATACGGGATTTCGGCACATCGGCATACTGGGTGCCGCTACTTCTGACGGAAGAAGCGGCAGGTCGACGAATGGACAAGAAAATGGCACCGGTATGCCCCGAATGCGGGGGCACCGATATTGACATTCTTAGTGACGAGGGCGTGGCTGTATGCAACGGCTGCCACCTTGAATGGCCTTACGTGGAGGATTAAGGGATGGAGAAAACAATGACAGTAGACGTATATGCAATCAGTGGTGATTTTGTCACCTGTTCCGATTGCGGCAAAGTGATGCTCCTTCCGCACGGCGCGGACAAATGTCCCGCCTGCCGTTCGGAAGGGACCCTCGCATGGACGGACGACGCATTGCAGGAGACCGACATCGACGGACTGGTCGGACGGCACTGCAACCTGCACCAGAAGGTCGCCCCCACACCGGAGGAATACCTGTCGCTCTCCACGCTGGCGACGGAATACATCCATTATCTGGCCGACAGACCGCAGACAGCGCGTGAGACCCTCTCGCTGATCCTTGAAATCAGCTCCCTTTTCGAGAAGCACTGGCAGGAAACGTGCTGCTTCCAGTCCGAGAACCTGTACACGCCGGCCATCAACAGCCTGCTTGACAAGCTGGACCGGAAACTGAGAGAGGGCGATGCGATCCCGATAGAATACCAGAACTGCCGTTCCCTCGGCGAATTCTTCCGGGTGGTCGCCGACGACCGTCCGGCAAGACAGGAGGTGCTGTTCTCCTCGGACAGGGAGGGCAACTTCTATTTCAACGGGCGGAAAGTCACGGTGGTGCCGTCCATGGACTACGCCTACCGGCTGAGGAAGACCCGGATACACACCAGCTACAACCGTCCGGCGGACTTTTACTTCCGCTTCCTGGCCCGTTACGGCCCGTACGGCACCTACGGGAACTCCTACTATCCGAGCGTCACGGACATGATATGCCGGCGCTATCTTCCCGACGCGACAGAATAAATTCCGGAAGGCGGTGGACGACGCTCCACCGCCTTTCTTATTGTATAACTTTTTAACACCAATCATTATGGCAACAGCATTAGCAACAACGGCTGCCCCCGTGCAGTTCGATTTTCAGAACAACAACGTCGAGGTGATGACACTCGACACGCTCCGACGCACACACAAGGAGAATGACATCTACGGCAACCCGCTCAAGGGAATTTACCATTACGAGGTGATAGAGCGCATGGCGGGTCTCTGCCAGAAACACAACCTGAACTACGAGGTGGAGGAAATCTTCGCCGCCCAGAACAAGAACAAGGCCCAGCCCGGCGTGGTCGTCCTGCCCCAGGTGGAACAGAAGTTCGGAACATCGGCTGTCGAGGCACATATTCTGCGCCGTGTCTACACGACCATCCGCATCAAAGAATGGGAAACGGACGAGTTGACCACCACGCTGGTCGTTGCGTTCCATCAGGACGGCATACAGGCTGCAATAGGCCCCTGCGTTAAAGTGTGCCACAACCAGTGCATCCTCTCTCCCGAACGCAGCGTTTCGAACTATGGGAAAGAAAAGGCCTCCACCGAACAGCTTTTCGAGCGCGTGGATGAATGGTTGTCTAACTTCGAAGTGCAGATGAATGAGGACCGGGAACGTATCCGCCGTCTGAAAGCGAAAGTGATTACCCCCGTGGAAATGTACGCCTACATCGGCCTGCTGACCGCCTTGCGCGTATCACATGACAGTTCCGACAAACGCCTCTCGTCCAAGGTGGAAACCTACCCGCTCAACCAGTCCCAAATTTCAATTTTTACCGAGGATCTGCTCAAACTTGCCGAGGAGAAGAAAACACTTACAGCGTGGGACATCTATAACGTGGCAACCGAAATCTACAAACCCGGTCGCACGGACATCCCAGCCATGATTCCCCAGAACGGGGCATTGGCCGAGCTGATGCTCTCGGAAAACCTGCCTGAAGCCTGACCATGACCCGCATCAGAGGACAACTGACAACAGCGGACTACCTTCCCATGGATATGTTCCGAAAATTGCTCGATGCATTGGAAAAAGACGGTGAATACCTGTGGGCGACCTACTGCTGGCTGTCATTCTGTACGGCATTCCGGGCTTCGGACGTACGTACACTCCGATGGAAAGACGTGCTCGGCCGCAACCAGCTGGTAAAGACGGAGAAGAAAACCCGCAAGAGCCGCATGGTGAAGTTCAGCCGATATGTACAGGAAAAGACGCGGCATCTGTACGGGCTGCAGGGCAGCCCCGATGTGGAAAACCTGATTTTCATGAACCCGCAAACCGGCAATCCGTACTCTCTGGAATACATCAACCGGTTGCTTAAGGTGTTCCGGGTCAGATACCGGATTCCCATACGCGCTTTTTCCACACATACCTTCCGCAAGACCTTCGGGCGCTATGTCTACGAGATGATGGGGCGTTCGGCGGAAGCCCTGATCCTGCTCAACCAGATATTCCGCCATTCCAATCTGGAGACCACACGACGCTACATCGGGCTGGCGCAGGAGGACATCGACAAGGTATTCAATTCCATACATATCTGACAACAATTTCAAGGACGCCCGGAAACCGGATGGTTGGTTTCCGGGCTATGCTTAATATGACAACATCTAAAAAACAACACTGTAAAAATGGATAAACCGATATATACAGACACCTACTTCCGCATCGAATCCGGTTACGAATGGGGACGTGGTATGTCAGAGGAAAAGACAGAGACATTTTTCGCCGAAATCAGAAGCCTGTTCTCGCAAAACGGCTTCACAATCGAGGAGCGCAAATACGGCGGTTGTCCGGATGTCGTGCTGGATAAGACACGGCTCTACTGCCACCCGCAAGAACTCTCCGGTCCCGTAAGGAAAGAACTTATCGGACGCATCGAGAAGATTCTGACGCAAGGTACGACATTCCAATACCTGCGTACCGACACCTACGGGGAAGTCCTCGACCTGACGGAAGAGGAAGAACTGGCGTATTACCGCGAAGTCCATGCCATGGGCATTGAGGGGATATTCAGCGAAGCCTTCCGTACCAGACGCCGGAACTTGTACAAGAGCCGTGAGCAGGTGCAGGAGATACTTGTCGAAAAACTCCGGGTCAAGACGTTCCGTGAGAGTTCCGTCTATTCAAGCACCTCCCCGGCGTGGCGCTATATCCGTGAGATCTACGAAAAGATGCTGGCCGAAGGGAAGCTCGTGGAAGGGTACAAGCATACCGGTTCAGGAAAACTGATGCTCTGCCGTACGGCAACCGACAGGGAAATCCTGCCAGACAAAGCAAAGAAATGACGGGAAGGAACCGTTTGCCATGCACTCTCCGGCCATCGTCATGCCGGTCAAACAACCCTTTTCAGGCGACCGCATGCAAGTAATCCGGCAGATATCAATTTCCAGCCAAAGCTGCAGGTAGAAAGAAAGCAGCCAGATTATACTTTAATAAAAAACAAGACAATGAGCATACAAATCGGGAAACTGTTGCCGGACGGCAGAGTCCGGCACATCAAGGCGCTCCATGAGACGCTTTCGAAAGACCTTGTGAGGAAACTCCGGGTGTTCTATCCTAACGACTGCCGGGTGGACGCCCTGCTTTCGCTGGGCGACATACATAAACTGGGACCGTCACCCTATGGGAAATGGACAGGGGCCGGTGACGTTGTCCATTGCTTTTCAAAGATCCGTGACGGACGGGAGACCCGGCAGCAATCCGTATCACGCATCGCGGACAACACGGACATTTTCAGCCGCATGGAGAACACGTGCCTCCTGTTCGATAGTGGTAAATGGTATATCATAGACAAGGGCGAACGACGTGAACTGCAGCTTTCCGTTGAAGACACGCCCTCCCATGACAGCATGAAGCCGATAACTGTTTATGTAAATAACCGTGCCAGACTCGAGAAGATCGAAACGCCGCATTGGCAGGAGCTTCAGGAGCTTGCCGAACGGGAATCCCGGATACTCTATGTCTACCGCGGTAGCCGTCTTGTGAGAATCGTACGATCATCCAAACTTAAAAAGAAACTGTATGCTACACAATAACATCGTATCGGCCATAGAATGGCTGCCGGACTGCCTGTTCACGGAAGAGATCGTGGAGGCAGCCGTCGAGAGCAAGGAAATAGAGGTGCTGAGCCATATTCCGGGACGCTTCCTCACACCCGAACGTATTGAACGCATCATCGCGGGCAGTACGGACAACTGGCACAGCTTCGAGCTGCGCAATATCCCGGAGGCGTGCCGTTCGGGGGCAGTCTGTGACTATGCCACGCGCAAAAAACCGAAGAACATCACCGCCGTTCCCGAGGCAATGGTTACCCGTGGGATGGCGGAAGCGGTCATACGAAACGGACGCGGTGATTTTGACATTCTCGCTTTCATACCTGAACGCCTCTGGGACGCACAGCTGGCATACTCGGCCTTGCGCAGCTATATTTACGATCCGTATTACACGGACAGCAGGACAGACGCCGTCATGAAAACGGGTCTTATCCTCGGATATGTCCCCGTTGGGGTAAAGACTCAAGGGTTCTATTACGGGATGCTCGACGAGATGAAAATATTAAGCACGGTTACCGACGCCGTTGTGCCGCCGCGCTTCAAAAACGCGGCGTATTACCGCAAGATGGCGGAACATGACCTCTCGCTTGTTCCCGCCCGGTTCTATTCCTATGGGATTCTCCATGCGGCTGTCTGCTCGACCGAAGGGAAAAACTTCATCACAGACCCCCAGTTTTTCAAGCCGTTGTCGGCATATCTGGATGACATGCTGGCGGACCGGCTGATGGAGAAACACCCTTACATGTTCGGGGAGCTGCCGAAGCGGTTCAAGACACCGGAAAGACTGGTCATCGCCATCGATAACAGCAAACGGGAGACAAACTGCTATATCGATGGGGAAACTGAACAATCCCTGCTCACGACGGAAGTATGCAAGGCGTTCGTCCGAAGAAACGGCAACTGTCCCGAATTTCCTGAAAATGTATGGACGCGGGAATTTGTCGACTACTGCATGGAGCACGGGACGTGTTTCCGCTGGTTCCGCCAGATGCCCAAAAAGTTCCAGACCTCCGCGAACACACAGGCGGCGTATGATTACGGTCATTACCATATCTGTGACTTTGCCAAACGGTTCATCACCCCGCAAATGGCGAAAGAGTGCTACCGGGAGCGCAGTTATGCACATGCCATCCCCGGACATTTCCTCACGGAGTTCTGCCGACAGACCGGACTGCCCGAGAAGTTTTACGGCAGGGAAACCACGATGCTGTCGCTGAAAAACAGCCGTGACGACTATACTTACTGCAAAGTCGGCAATACCTGTCTGGCTTTTTACCTGAAAGAACGATACGAGCCGTCCTCGGCACACCTGATGATGACCCGGTCGGATTCAAAATACTGCACGCCGGAGAAGGTGTTCGACGTGCCTGTCGGAACCTTCCACCGCACGTGGCTGGAAAAGATCGTGGCGGAAAACGACCCCCGCTTTGTCAAACCCCGTGTGGACAAAGCGTTGAAAGCCGTACAGGCGGTCTGCTATTACGGTGTCGAGAAGTTGAAGGACCTGAACCGTACGGAAATCTTCCGCAACACCTTCATGGGCGAGACCGTCGGTTACTGCGCCCGGCGCGGGAGCCTGACCTACCACAGCGACAACTGCGGGACCCTTATCGAGGGGCTGAAGTTCAAGATCCGGGGAATGGCCGTCCCCGTAACCCTGGCGGAAGACATGACTCCTTATACGGCCGACATGCTGCACCAAAAATTCGGATTCTGCTATGTCGGCATGACGGCATTCGCCACGGACTACGATCTGGACATGGAGAAGGCGTATACCTTTGCACAGATGCGCCAGATCGTAAGGGAGAAAGGGCACAAGCCGTCATTGAGAAACTACAAACGTGAACTGAAACAAATAAACATCATCTGATATGAAAAAATACCGGATAGCTATCGAAGAGACACTCCGCAAGGTCGTGGAGATTGAAGCGGAAACGCCCGGACTGGCCGTCTGCCGGGCGGAAGACGAATACAATGAAGAGAAACACGTGCTGTCGGCCGACAATTTCGCTGGGGCCGATATCGCGCTCTCGGCCGATGACACCACGCTCATGGAGGCACTGGGCAATACGGATTTCATGGAGTATGTGCAGTGCCGGTTCGAGGAATACCGGGAATCCATATCCATCGAGGACAAGATCAGGCTGGCGTTCGGAAGTTTCGACAATGCCCTATTCGAGTTCGGCGAATACCGCAAGGAGGCGGCCCGGAACCGTCCGCAGGTCTACCTGCTGTACAGGAGCGACGCCTGGCACAGCCGTTCTTCCATGGAACTCATAGCCCCGTTCTCCTCCCTCGAAAACATGATGGAGTACCTGCGGCGCAAGAAAAAGGAATTCCGCCTGACAGAAAGTGACCTGGAAGAGTTCGAGAACAACCGGCAGACGCAGGGACGTGACGGGAACTACCTGTACGAGTCGGATTATCTGGATGTGCTGCCGGAACAAGAACCCGAACTGCCGCCGAAAGACGACGCTTTCTATGACAAGGTTTTCACTTGCGGGCAATCCGAGCTGTCACGCAGGGAGCTGGAATCCCTGCCGGAGCCGTTCAACACCTGCCATGTTACGGACGAACAGATGGAACAGATTGTGTACGAAACGGAAATGGAGACCCGCGACCGGCTGCGGCTCGGTGAAGGCGAGTCCATCGATTTTAACAACGACCGCCATAGTGAAATCTGGTGGGAAGAAATGGAAAAAGCACTGGTTAGGCACGGTGTACCATACTACGAAGACGAATAACGGAAACAGAACCTGTTCATCACATGCCATAATGATGACGGGCCGTCGCGGCTACGGCTGCGGCGGTCTTTTTTTTCACAACGAGGTGAATATTCCACCCCTTATACAAAACGATTACCTACTCTTAAAGAAACGGATTTATGAAACAGACAAGACAGGATTTCTTCACGGCGAACGGGGAAGGAATCAAAATCATGACATTTACGGAGTTCGCCCGGCATATCCTGCGTATGGAATGCGGGGAAAGTCTGGAACTGTATGCCACTGTGAACCGGCAGACACGGGAGTGTTCCCGGCCGCTCTCTGTCAGAAAGGAACAATGGAACGGCACGCCCTTTTACCTGCTCGGCGGGCACAGGCAGGAAGTCCGTACCATCAATTTTGCGGGTCGCCCGAAAGAGGAGTTTGAAACGACCTGCCATGATGCCCTGGACAGCTACGATGCCGTGGAAAGTATCGGGGCGGTCGTGTCGAGACTGCGTGAATTATCCCCCGAAGAGCTGCATAAGCGGATTGCGGAAGAGATGAAGGCCGGCTGTAAATACCTGCTGGTCTACCGCAGCGAGGAGGAAATGGCGGCTGCACTCGACGGCAGGATATACGCCGTCAGCGACACGGACGGTAAATATCTTTGCGACCTGTACCAGCCGGATTACCTCCATTTGGAAAACGAGGGCGATATTGTGGACACCGCATCCATTCCGGACATGCGCTTCCATTCCGATTGGGCAATCGCCAACCCCACGGTACGCGACAAGGTGCTGTCCTCCCGGATGGTGATTATATATACCCACGAAACGATAACGCTATGATAGAAATTGGCAAAAGGATAGAAACGCCGGAAGGTGTATTCTATGAACTGGAATACGGAGGGGAAGGAAACATCTACAAGAACGAGGATGCCTTTCTCAACCGCCCCGATGAAGTGTGCTATGTACCTGAATACGCGGCAGAAGACCGTGAGGACTGGCGTGTGTCGGAGAGCAGTGACGGCTGTTTCACGCATAACTCACTGCTCGCCCTGTGCAAGGGTAATGAAGAGGTGTGCCAGGATCTGTTTTACAGCCTTGAATGGACGTACCCGACCACCTTGCTGGAAGAATGGGACTCGAACGGCTATTTCGATGAGATCGAGGGCTGGTATGACAGTAACGATTAAATGGAACGGCATATCATGGACAGGAAATACAGAATTACATACTCGAGGAAGATCACGAACAAGACCCCAAGCTATATATTGGGCCTGCGGGCGCATCTGAAAGGCGTCTTCCCTGAAACGGAACGGTACGGCAAGGAAGAATTCGACCACGTGCTTCATTGCATCAGCTCGTTCATTGATGATTTTACCTTCAAGGTACGCAATTCCCGATACCGGGGAGACATCCTGAAAAGGACTATCAGTAACGACTGCCTGGAAGTCTTCAGCCTGGGTGACGGGAAAGTGATACTGACCGTCTCCTTTACCCTGCTGGAAACATGAAACCAATAACATGACAGATATGGATAAAATACAGAAAGACAATGCGGAGCCGGGTAAAGCCCCGGACAAAATGAGTGCCGACGAGCTGCACCTGTTCGCCGTCCAGTACGCCTTTATCGACGAACGGCTGCACGAGGCCGGGCAGGCCATGCTGAAATTCATGCTCGAATTTCTAAAACGATACGGCCGCGTATCGCTCGGCCTCACGGAAGAGGAGGAACTCGATGACAACAACTTCCCTGTCACGACAACCCTGTACGGGAAGCACGACACGCCCCGTATTAAACTCACCGACGTATACCTGACAAACGGGCAATACCTTCATGCCGACGGAATAGATGCAGAAACCGGTGAGAAACGGAGCGGTTTTTACATATACAGTGAGCAGTATGCCGATATCTTTCAGTTTATCGGCTACGCCTCCCAAATGAATTGACAATCGAATGAATAACCATAAAACCAAGCATCGATGAACAGCATTGAAAATTTACAGACTGCAATCCGCAATATCCTGACGAGCAACCGCCTTACGGAACTCTGTCTGGGAGAACCCGGCGAACTGGAGGATCCCACCTATATCATCTGGTATGACAGGCACTGTGAGCCTCACGAAGACCCGGTATTGAAGGTTTACCTTGAAAATGAGGGCATTGCCGTTGAGGTCGAAGCCCGCAGTTTCGGGAACACGATAACCGTCTACGATTATGACATAGACCGTATTGAATGGTGGAAAGGCATTCATGCCAATATTCTGGAAGTACTGGAACGTGACGGCAAGCGTCGATGTCCGGCCTGTGGCAGGACGGTCAAGGGGAAGCAGCGGTATTGCGGTACCGGATGTCGTGATTTCATGATTCCCGGACCGACAGTAGAACAGGTGGCGGAAAAAGCCAACCGGAATATCCGCAAGCTGGCAAGCCTTGCCGCCGGAAAGGACAAGGCGTACCGGAAACGGCTGATAGAGAAATATACCGTCGGCCTGTCATAGGCCGGCTTTGTTACACTAATAATATACGATACAATGGCAACAAGAACCATTTACCTGACCGTACGGCTCGATATCGACAACCCGAAGGCTGATGAAATAACGGACGAAGAGGTTGACGAAATTATCAGCGAAGTGGACTATGAATTCAAAAATTACGGGGATTATGAAATCGACACGGAAATCTGCGGACGAAATGACGAGGATGGTCTTTAGACGCTATCCCGACGGACAGGTCATCGCCCTGTTCCCGGACATACCGTGGAGCGGACGGCGGGGTGAGGCAACCTCCTACATGCACGTCGGCCAGCATGGCGCGGCGGATTACAGCCATGTCGTCGCCACGACCAAACCGGTAACGGAAAAGGAATATGCCGGCCTGCTGGATGAATTGAGGCAGACCGGCTATGACAATATGAGAATTGTAAAACGGGCAAAAATTCAGAACTATGAACAAAGATAACCAAAGGACAATACTTGCAGGCCATTATGAAGGCAGCCTTGATTTCCGGAAGGGACAGGGCAAAGATGAAATTACAGCTATGGAACCGGCCCTGCGCGGACCTGGAAACGCTGCGGAAACGGCGGACGGGATTGTGGCGACAACACCTGAACCTGACGATGAGAATGTCCGCCGCTGCGACCATTGCGGGAAACCCATGAAAGAAGGATATTATCTGGGCGGGGAATTCGCCTGTTCCGACGAGTGCGCGCTCGCCCTTTACCACGGGGACAAGGCTCAGATGGACGAAGACCTGAGCCACGCGGACGAAGCGGACGGAGAGTGTTACTGGACGGAATGGGATTCCGTTTACTTTGATTGAAATACCGGGGCAATGAGAAAATTTGAAAAAGGACAAAAAGTCTTCTGGAATGACCCTGCCGGTGAAACTTTCGGGGAATACAAGGTCTATGATGCCTTTGAAGAGAGATATGCGGACCTCACAGACGAAGATTTGGAAGCTCTGGAGGAATTCGACGACCGCATCATCCTGATCGGTGACGGGGTAAGTGAGGCGGAAGTCTACGCAGCCGAACTTGAAATCCTGTAAGGAATTCATTTCAGGAACAAGAATAATAGAATATCAAATGACAACGACCATCAAAAAAGGACAAAAAGTGTGGTGGGACGATCCCGCCCGAGAAAAATCCGGCGAGTACGATGTGCTTGCCGTAGATTACGTCAAAAATATCGTGAAAATAGGTGACGGAAAGGAGACTTTCGAGTTGCCGTCGGAACACGTGGAGATTGCCTGTCCGGTATCGGAAGAAGACCGGTTGCAGCTTGACAAACTGGGCCAACATTACCGTATGCTGGAAAAAGACATGCTGGAACTGATGCGGAAAATCGTCTCCCGTTTCGATGACGGGGAGTTTTCCGTCGAGGGGTATTCCGTACAGGTTTGCGACGAGGACCATGACCCCTGCTGCGTTTACGGTTTTACGGTGGACAACGGGGAATTGTATGCCGAACTGGATTACGAAAGCGGGGATATCCGCAAGGTTCCGGCCAAGGATTTACACACCGGGGCACTCTTTGAGGCTTTCTGTGAATTGGTCGAAAATCTATAAAACATCTCATGAAAGAACTCTATATTAAAAATCTTTGTATCGAGATTACCCGGCGCTGCAACATGTGCTGTGCCCACTGCATGCGAGGAGATGCCGAGCCCGTGGATATCCCTTTGAAACATATAAGCAACCTGCTGCGGCATGTCAGGCATATCCACCATTTCAACATCACGGGCGGCGAGCCTTCGCTTAACGTCCGGGCCATCCGCCATATCCTTGATCGGGTACGCGCCTACGGCATTACTGTCAATGACTTTTATATCGTAACCAACGGCTCTGCCACATCCCGTTCGGAGGAATTCATAGAAGCCTGTGCCGCGCTGTACGAGTACCAGGAGGAAAAGGAGCAGGACTCCGGCCACATGCTCGAAATGAGCGACGACCGTTTCCATGATCCGGCAGAGCATGCCGCCACGCTCGCGGCACTTTCCCCGTATCCCTTTTTCGGAGTCCGGGGACAGGCCGAACGGATCTTCCTTTTCCGGGAAGGTCGCAGTACGGAGGGACATCCGAATCCCGTTCATAGGATTTACCTTACGGAGGAGAACTACGTTTATGGCGATCTCTGTCTCAATGCCGAAGGCATGATTCTCTCCAACGGTGACCTGAGCTATGCCCGCCAGCGGGAACATGCCCTGTGTCCTTGCGGAAAGCTCATGAAATATCTCCGGAATACCCTGAAAGAGCGTAGAAAAGAAAGATTATACAAATAAACCATTCAAAACAAAAAGACATATGATAAAGATAACCATGATTTTTGGCGAGGATGCCGTAAGAAAATATGACGAGAGCAAGGAACTGCCTTCCGAGGAATGGCTGATGGACAACGGGGGTGTCGTGGACGAGAAAGAGTTCAAAACTCTTGAAGAATATAACGCCTATGTCGCCGGGTTGAATGACGGTGACGGCTGGAGCGATTACCAGATCATACGTCATGAGGACGAACCGGAAGATACGGACACCCAGTGTGAAGAGTCAGTATGGATGCGCCTTGGTGCCACGGTAACAGGCAAGCGTGAGGAAATCGAAAAAATACTGAAAGGTCATGTGGATACGCTCGCGCAGCTGTTGGCGCGGGGAAAGTTCGAGATAAGCGGTGAAACATATATTCCCGCAACGGTCATAGAGGAATACAATAAAGAACACCTGACCGATTTCGAGGAAAAGGATATGGATTTTCACTTGTCATAAAAAACGATTGCCACGATCATGATAACAGTGACACTTTTGCCCGGTAAGGACACCGTAAGCATATACAAGAAAACCGGGATCATCCCGCCGGAAGAGAATACCGCCGACTCCGGCGGTCACGTGATAACCAGGCAATTCGGGACTGAAGCGGAATATAGGGCCTACGCAATGGCAGTGGAAGACCTGGAAGGACATAGGGGCCGGCAGATGCCGGCTCCCGTCACGAGTCCGGCACCATCATTCCGCACCGGGGATTTCGTACGCCTGACGGACGAGACGGTCGGTTCGATACGCCGAAGTTTTGGAGACGGACCAGCGGCTTACCGCAAGGAAATGCTGCTTGAAGTCATATACTTACGGCCGAGTAGCGAGAATCCGACCGTAGGGGTGCGGGATATACACGAGGACGACGTCCAGGAATTCAACGCCGTTTCCCTCCGTCCCCTGACCGCCGAAGATCTGTTGGGAATTTTCTCAACGGTATAAGTTCACTAATACATAGAAATGAATGGCACATTATACCTTTGAGATTTTTAAATATAAGTGGATAACCGACAAGGACGGAGATACTTATAGAGATTATATAGATGAGATGCCACACTTGATTGTAGAAGCGGAAAATTATATCGAAGCGACTTTTAAGGCACAAAAGAAATACCCGTCGGATAAATACACGCATATGCTTATAGATACGGACGTGGAAAAATGGCCTGCCGATATATCAATGTTTTAGTTTAAATACGAACAAAAAGGAGATAAAGTATGGAATCAGAAGTATTAAAAACAGGAATGAATTTAATCATGGAGAAACAGATTATTCCCAATCCTATTTGCCCGAATGGTTGCATTTATCGATTAATACACAACAAAAGAATTAAAAATGAAAATACAAACTACAAAAATCACATTACCGCCGATTGGCCTTGACACACAAATTCAAGATGCAATCGAAGGCGAAAATGAAGAAACTAAGTTGGCCGTTCAGGACAAGAAAGAAAAGGTAAAAATCAATCTCAACAGGATAGTAAGTATTAATAACTCTCCGGTACGTGAGTGTTGGATAAAAGAGGAAAATCTCCACTATTATATGGCTAATGGTAAGGGTGTTGAATATTACTTCCCTATAAAGTACGCTTCGATTGGAATTGACATTGACTCAGGACCAACGATAACTTGTTTGTGACAAGAAACTCTCAAATGACATGAAAGAAAAAGATATAAATAATTTAGTAATGAATAAAGATGTTTTAGTAGCACATGCCTCCGATGGAATGGGATGTGCTTATGAAAAAGAAGTAACTTCCATATCTGTATGGATAAACGGAAAATGTAGGCACTGCGTTAATGATGAAAGTGTTTCCGCTTTACTTAAAGAGGCGAAGAAGTCCGGTAAAATTCAAATATACATCTGTGGTAATAAGAAAATGGACGGAAATATAGATGCGTTTGGAAGTACTCCTCTGTACACTAATGGGCAATTCAGCGTAAATGAGTTGATATACAACGGAAATGCTGTTTGGTCAAGAATTAAATCAAAATCAAATAGATATGAACTGTAAAAAAAATCAGGCTATTACGACTTTTATTCATGGAATGCAAACGATAAACAGACACAGCCATGCCATACAGAAGCACGGGAATAACCATTTGCGGGACACGGTATGACCGCAGGCAAAAACTGACACCCGAACAGCGGGCAGAGATTTTCCACCGTTACATGACGGAAGATGTCAGTCAGCGCCAGCTGGCACGCGAGTACGGTGTAAGCCGCCGCCTGATTACGTTCATCGTGAATCCCGAAAGGGAGAAGCGTAACAGGGAGCTGCTGAATAAGCGCAAAGCGAAGGGGCTGTACAAGCCTGACCGAAAAAAGCACACTGAAATTATCCGTGAATACCGGCGCTACAAACAGAAGTTATTCAAAGAAGGCAAAATCCAATTAAATACTGACAGAAAATGAAATTACAGGAAAAACAGAAAGAACTGGAACAGGAGATTATCGCCAATCTCAGGGCGATTCCAAAAATGCCGGAGGGCTTGCTGCCCCACACGGTCTATGTCGAGGAGGAAGGCGAGGACGATGAACATCACGGCATACCGGTATATACCGCGTACAAGCTGGAAGAGATCAGGTCGGACGGGAGCTGCATGCTCTATAATCCCGACAGCCGGGAGCGTTTCCCCTGCCGTCATCTTTACGAAATCAATATCGACTGGCTGGTTACCGTCTGGGAACGGTATCTGGAACTATGCGTCGGGCAGAAACTCTGGAAACAGAACGCCGTCGCTTTCCTGAAAGAAAGCACGGATAAAACGGAGGCGGAGATCTCCGCTTTCGTGGACTCTGGCTGGGACAGATGTTCGGCTTACACGGACAACCTGAAACGATTTCTCGGGAAAGATGAGGTCAAAGAGGTGTGGGTGTTCTCTTTCCCTATGGATGATTTCGGGCGTGACGCTCCTGACAAGGAGATCATTTTCGATTACGAGAACAACCCGCATACAGAGGTTGAAAAGATGACACCGCTGGAGTTCACGGCAAGAATCAATGACGAGATGTTCAATGACCAGGATAATTGGGTTCGGGCCATTGAACTTCCCGAGCATAAGTAATAACCACAAAACAATTTAATATGATTACCCAAAGAAATATTCAAGACGAGAACTTTGACTCTATGACTGTCAACGGTATACCGGCATTGTTCACCAATTTCAAGATTGACCGCAATGCCGTGCCGGAAGGACTGCATGCGTATGATATCCGGGAGTCGGATGACGGCGGGCGTTTTGCGACCATTGAACCGGAGGTAATGGTAAACCGTGCCGGAACAATCCTTACAAGAGAAAAGCTGGTCATGGGAGAAAATGGTTACGTGCGGATTGAAGAGTACGGATTTGAAGATTCCATGACACTGGACGAATGGCTTGCAGAGTATAATTAAAACGATGGAAACAGGTGTTAAAGAACTGACAGAAAAATACCGTAAACGTTTTGAGGCTTTTTATCATACGGAAGGAAGCAATACCGACAGAAAAGGAAGCGGGAGGAAGAGAACGGAAGAAAGTCCGAGCTTTCTAAAAGAGGTCATACGCCCGATACTTGACACGCTACCGGAACTGTTACCGAGATATGGCCTTATCAAAACCACGGGTGATTACGCTATGTACGGAAAATATTGTCGTATTAAAGCAGGCGCTGTCCTTATTGGTGGATTTTCTATAAGCGAGAACTTGGGCTACTTTTTACACCTCTGTTCCATGGTAAGGCCTGTAGTAAAAGCCATAGGATAGACAATATGAACAATTCGTTAAAACCATCAGTGAGGAGTTTGAAAAAAGGAGGTGAAAATGAGAGAATAGTTCCGCTTATAAAAAGTGGGGCGAGTCCGCAATTTATTGTATATTTGTCCAATAAAAAAGTCTGTATATACCTTTCGGATGAACTCCCAACAACTGAATTGGTTGCAGGTACTTTTTATGTTTGGCAGACACCAAACCATACACATATATTATATGAAAAAGGAACAGATTATCCGTCAGTGTTACGGAGGTATGAAAGAAAAGCATGGCGTGGAAACCATTACCCTTTTCCATGTAGGTGATTCATACGAAGCGTATTTTGAAGACGCCGAAACGATTTCCCGGATCATGGTAGCGCCTCTTTTCAAGATGACGGCGGCGAATATTCCTGCTGTCAGGATATCAGATACTGCCATGGAGGAATGTCGAAACCGGTTGTTGGATGCAGGACATGAAGTATGCGTGTCCGAGTTCCGGGGTGCATCCGGCCGCCACATCCTCAAAATTCTATGAAACAGTTAAGAAAGCAGGCTGATGAGTTTGTTTTCATGACAACTACAATCGGTCCACGGGCGATATTGGTATTTCTTGTCATTGTGGTAGGGCTGTTACGGATGTGTATTCCCGATAAGACTGATCCAATGGACAACAGTATCAACAAATCTTCCGAGATAGTGGCCCATGTCATGGTCAGGGACAGTACGAACAATGGCTTCCGGGTGGTATATGCAACAGCCGAACCTGTAACAGATGAACGGTTTGCGGAAATATGCACACGGACAAGCGTACGGAATGGTTTTGAAAGTCTGGAAAAGGAAGCCCCGATACATTTTGGAAACAATCTTTTGGAGACGGATATTTGCGACTTCGCCCTATATGTTTACAGGTTTCCGATTGACAAGGATATCCGCGTACATAACATTTTCGTGACAGGGAAAGAGAAGATGGATTTTTATGTCCGGGACAACCCTAATCTGCCGGGATGTGCCAGATGGATGCATCACGGCACAGAACAGGGAAACCAATATCTGAACGCTGACGATATAAATTACTATATACCTAACGGTGGGCGGATTTACCGATATTGGAAATGCCGTTATCTTCTGCAAACCTCTGATACAGATGAACGTTTCAGCCATTTTACAGAGGAAGAAAGACTGTACTGAGTGCAGTCTTTCTCTATATATTCGTACATAATTACCTGAAAACTAATGATTAAAATACTTTGTCAACACGCTTATTTGATATATATTTGCATGATAAAGTGAGTTATTAAAGACATATTGTTAATTGAAAGTAATAGATTGAATATGAAAGACCTGTAATATGACATCGGAAAAATCGCAACTGAAGTTTGCGAAATCGGAGCGGACAGGCGAACTGATCGGATTCGTTTCGCGCCACTCCAAAACACGTAAATTGATGGGAGTTCGTGAAGACTCAAGATTTGGCAAACAAATATGTGTTCTTTCAGAAGATCTGAAAGGAACTATTGAGCCAAACATCCTCTATTCGGTAGAGTTGAAACCCATGCACAACGCCAAAGGATATGTAGTGGTTGCTGCTACCCCTGTCTTGTTTCAAGCGCATGTGGAAACAATAATTGTCCCGAAAACATTGTATCAAGTAACTGTGACATTCGGCAACAAAAAGATTTTCTTCGATCCCAAGGACGGAAAGAGTGCTATGAGCCGTACAATAGACGGTGTATTGGAAATTCTCAAAGGGCGCAAGGATATCAAGTACAAGGAAGGTGTCATCACCGACTATCTGAATCAGGCGC